CTATTACTGTATAAGTATTATTATTTAAAATAACATATACTGGAACTTCGTTATACTTTTTATTAATAGAGGCCGCGCTAGGTATTAAAGCTAACTGCCCCCATTGTGCCATAATCTTTTGTTGTAAATCGTACGCATCAATCACTATTTGACATCCTTAGTTGTAGCAAATCTTTCACTTGCTGTAAATCCTAAACCTGCAATTACAATATACATCATAGAATCAAATAGTTTTGTATCTATTGTGTGACCAAGTATCATAGCTATAAAAGCAGTGGCACACATTAAAAATGCTAAAAAAGTAATGACTCGTTTACTACTAATTGCTCTACTGTCAGATAACATAGTTTTTAAAGGTTCCATTTAAATCTCCGGATGCGGTGCTTGTTGAGGAGCAGGCTTACCATTAATGTAAATAATGTTAGTACTAGGGGCACTGGTTCCATTAAAACCTTGAGTAGTAGAAAATCCTGGATTAAATGTAGGCTCTATTTTTACTGGATTAGCTTTAGCATAAGTATTTGAATTTTCTTGTGCTTGCTTAATCATGTCGCGTTTCATGTCCATTTCTTCTTTGCTACCACCCGCTAACATAATTCCTGATAGTGTACCTGTTAGAAAAGTAGCAATTGGAATAATCATTTCAAAAAACTTTTGGTCAATAGGACTAATAGCGTTTAATGGCTGGGTAATAAAAATAATTGAGTATAGCACTACAAACACAATGCCAGTTAGCGTAAGCGCAAGACAGATGCCAATAAAGAATTTTAGGCGCGCCATGAGCTGATCTTCAGTATATATAATTGGATTACTTTCCACAGTTAGCTCCTTGTTTTTGTTGTACCACACAAGCACCTGTTGGTGCAACTGATTGATTAAATGTTTGAGTTTGTCCATCTTTGGGAGGTCCTAATCTTGGATCACGTTGGCCTTTAAAAATATGTTCTGGACAAGTTCGGGTAACGTCACATACGGGTACTTTACAAAAATCTTTTTCCCAGTTTGCAGGGTCGTGGCAGGGGTAGCGAAAGCTGTCTTTACCAAAAAATGCTAAACCTACAGGTATTAATAATAGAGCTATTGCCCACTTAAATAGTTTTATATCATTGTGCATTTACTTGCCTGTTTATTTTTTAGCAATTATTGCTTGTATTTTTTCTTGCACTATTTTGGCCCATGATGGCTGAGGGAAATTCCATCCAATAAATGCACCTACTGCTAACCATAGTAAAATATCTAACATAACTTTTCCTTTTATTAACCAGGTAAAAATCTACCTATCAAACCATTGACTAATCTATCTGATAAATCATCCGGTAAGAATTTTAAGAAGCCTAAAAACCAAAGTGCTACGCATCCGTAAATAAATATTTTTAAGCATATATCGAAGGTTTTTTGGTACTCATTCATCTGCCACACCTAGCACTTGTTTGGCACCATTCTATCAATTCATAAGTGCCGATAAAAAATATGAATACGACAAATGCAACTGCACCTATAATCATTCCCCACTCATTTAACTCTGCTTCTTTTTCTTTGCGTTTACGTTCTTGTGCATTAAAAAGTCTAACTTCTTGAGCATCGTCTGAATCCATTTCTGCTTGACGAGCTTTAATTTTATTCCATACGTCAATCTTGCCTGTCTGCATAAACAACATTTTAAGCTCTTCTTCAAATGCCCTGGCCTGTTCTAGTGCCATCTCAATTTGAAGAGCCGTACCCATGTTTGACCCTTTTTTTGACGATTTAGCTTCCATCAATGCTTTAGTGGCAGTGCTTTTAGCATCAAACATTTTACCGATCATAGGAGCCAACGACCCTAAATCGTTAGCAACCTTAGCTGCCTTTTTAACCATGCTAATAGCTGATGTAATACCCGCTAATGCTGTGATTGGATCTATCATACTTACCTCCTATCGGCTTTTTTTCGCCATTCTAAACAAATTACTTTTCTGTTGTATACGTCTCCAGTCCATGTCCACCTAACACATTCGTATTCAGGTTTGGCTTGGGCTAATAATGTTAAGGAAATTAGCACTGCGGATAGCACCGCTTATGCTCCTAGTACATGCTTGGCATGTTCATAATGTTTTTTTCGATCTTCTAGGCCAATTGTGCCACCGTTGATACGTTTAGTTAGGGTAAGGATATCGTCTTTATCCGCCCATTGATTTAAATTATTAGTTTCCCAAAACCAGCATGCCGATTGTGCAGCACCTTCAAAAGTTTCTAGGTATTCTGAGGCTTCTTCTACAGGTATATTTAAACTTGCTGCAAACCAGGTATAATTATCTTTACCTGTTAGCTGTATTAGACCACGGCCGCAATAACGATAACCGTCTCCTGAAGCTTCATCACCATTGCCCATACGATTAGCATATACACGATTAGCTATGGCTTGTTGTTTATTTGGTAGATTGGCATAATGTTGTGCTGTATCTTCATCTGGAAAATATTTTGCAAATGTCTTTCTAAGACTAGCTGCTTTATAGTTAAGATTTTCTTTAAGTGCTATAAATCCGCCAGATTCGTGAGCACACTGAGCAATAAATGCTGCAATACGTTGAGGAGTATCAATTCCGTAGTCTGGTAGTAGTTGTTCTAAGGCACTATGCCATTGAGCTACATAAGGATTTTTAGGTAACAATTGTTTTAATTGCACTAATGTTAAGTTCATTTACTAATTCCCTCAAAAATAATTTTTTGCTTAGCATACCATTCTATCCAGGCGTCAAGTTTAACTGCACAAGTATAATACTCTGTATAATTAACAGTAATAGTCTTAGCTAGTTCTGATAACTTGGAATTTTCTTCTAATTTCTTTAAATTAGGGCAAGCTGTTTGAGACTGTAAGCCCGGAGCTTCTGGAAAACGTGCTGTAATTGGTACAGTAGTGCATCCTGTAAGTAGTAATAAAGATAATAATAAATATTTCATTTTATTTTTTCTGCTGCTGCATTATGCGCTTTTACAAACTCTTGTGGTATTTCACAACGAGAATCGTATTTTACAACTTCTCTGTCAACATACTGTATTACATCGTTACCTCTAGTTTTAACAATTTGTATTTGTTTAACTATTTTTTCTTTGATTTCAGTATTAGTATTTTCTGCTTGTTTTTCAGCTTCAGCTACTTTTACTTCCATCTCTTTAACTTTAGCTACCCAGGCATTTTGATTACTAATAGCTCCTTCAAACCAGGTAGCTATTAAAATAGCTGCTACTGCAGCTATTTGTACTGGTATTCTATACTGAGTTAAAAGTGGTATAGCTTTTACTATAAAACTAGCTACTAGAGCTAGTACTCCTGCTGCAAATAGTAAGTGAAATATCCAGCTAGGTAAAAAGTTCATTATCCACATTATGATTCCATATTATGAAAACTACTAAATATATTAACTAGCATATCACGATATGGTTGTTCTACCATATGTAGGTCTATTAAATATACGTCTAAGTGATCATTTCGTAACAACTCGGCATGATACATAAATTGACCAAATGCTTCTAATTCTTCGCTAATATTTTCGTTTGCATAGTCTTCAAGTACTTGTGCTGCTGCCATTCTATGGGTTGCAGATACAGAACCTTTTACAATTAGTTTTGCTAACGGTAAAGATTTGTTTTCTCGATCACGCATAATTTGATCTCGTTTTTGTTGTGACCATGACTCACCAGGATCACCTCCCCATAAATCCCAAGCCACACGACCTTTACTAGGAAAGCCTTCTTCTCCACTTGAAAATCCTGTTGCTTGTTTATCAACGGCATGACGGCTGAAAAAACTATGCATTCTTAGCACTGTGCTTTCAGATAGATTTTCTTTATTCTTTAACTGATTTGCGCGAGCAAGACCTACCATAGTACCGCCTTGATGACCTTCTTCACGCCACTTTAAAGCACGTACTGCTGCTGCTGCCATACCGTCTGTGGGAGTATACATTTTAGCTTCTTTAACGCTGTTATCAATCTCATCTAAGATTGTTTCTATTAAGTGGTCTAGCTGTTCGAGCTCTTTTATAAGAGTTTCATATGATTTTGTCATTTTTATCCTACTTATGTTAACGAAGGAATTTTTGTTAAAGTTTTTACTTTGTGACCTACAATAGTGTCTGTTGGCTTATACTTATTGTCTGCATCAGGGCGATATAAGCGAATAAGAGCACCAGGATCTTCTTCTGTACCTGTAATTGTAAAACTACTGTCAGGCACTTGCTCTGAGCCGCTAGTAATAATTTTAGTAATTTTACCTCTGGCAGTACCGCCACTACTATTCCAACTAACACTATCACCAGTTTTTAGTTTTGCAGCTTTTTCTAGTAGTGTTTTTTCCATCTCAATTTGAGTAGCCATCATATCTACAACTTGTGGCATATCTTCGACTTCAGTTTCAGATTCGTGCCCTTCTTCTGATTCACAAGATTCCCAGTTATCACAAGTGCGCATAGCTGAACAAGTAATATTCCAACGTGTACAAATTGCTGCAGGCATACCTTGAATATCCGCCCAACGAGGCTCAACGGGTAATTCACTGGGTTTTAAGGTTCCACCTTCGCCTTGTGCAATGTAAGCTAACATTTCTGGGCTTTTATCATAATAACCGCAGTTCATGCAGAGTTGCGTACGTGCTACACCTTCTTCAACCATCCACAAGGACATTTTATCGCCCCAATATAGGGTATTAGGTTGACGAGGATCTGCTGGACCTAAATTAGCTAATTTTATAGCCAAGAGGTGATTAGCTAAATTAACCTCTTTATATTGGGCTTCTACGGGGCAGTCTATTTCCATTTTTGTTTTTCCAAAAAAAGTTTTTTATAAAAGAAGGATTATTAACACAGTTAATTATCCAAGATAAAGAGATTTAACAAATAGTTTTGTTAAAATTTTGATAAAACAAAAAGTTCTTGGTATACTCGTACTCAGAACTTTTTTAAATTTATTTTTTAAGGGCTAGGAGTCGTACTGTGGAAATCTTCCCAGTAAACTAATCCTGATAAATAATATATGTATTCTGTACTAAACGGGGATTTCAGGAAATAGCTCTTTATGTATGTACTCATGTACTTGTTCATCATTAAACCCTAATGTTTTTAATACTCTTGGAGTATGTGGATTGCATTTTTGTTGCTGACAGTAATAATTTTGCTTTTCAGTAAAATTATTCTGTGATATCATATCTTCATACTTTAACATTGGGCGATGTTTTGATATATTGTCTAAATAGTGAACCAATGACTTTTTACTTATTTCTAGTAATACGGCTAATTCAAAATCAGTATTAATATTACCTGCAGCAACCATACGATTTGAAAATATGTTTCGTGCCCATTCAGGTAATTCTCTGGGTTTTGCCCATGATGTTGGCTCTACAAACTCTTGAAACCACTTACATAGTGGATGTTCAGGATCTCCTGTAGGTGAAAAATCTAAAAAGGCACCTGTAATTTTATTTGTACCAGCTATGATATCGAATCCATATATAGGAGCAGCGTCATATGTATGGGGAAATATACATAGATGCATCATATACAGTTTTTTAGAATCTGATACGTCAATAACATCTAGGTTAGCTCTACGAACCCAAGCACTAGAAAAATTCTTAGTGTACCATTCTGAGGTGATTTCTGAAGGCGAAGAAAAAGCTCTAGCACTAAGAATTGATTCTAATTCTAGTGCATGAGCTTTTAATTTATAGAATATTGTGCTCATTAGCTAACTCCGTGAATGTTGAAAAAATTTGCTCAAAACAATAATTTGCTTCTGTTGCTAAATCTTCAGTTAATCTTTCACGTAGTTTTTGAATAAGCTCTTTACGATTTTCAAAATCATACATAGTACCATTACCAGGTATCTTTGTTTTTATAAGCTGTCCACCATACATATCGCCCATATGACGTACATATAGATGAGCTAATAACTGTTTACTCGATGCTTTTTCTAAATAGTCTACATAGTCTAATGTAGAAGGGTAAATCTGTACTTCAGGATATTCATCAATAAATTCATTTAAATCATTAATTATCTTTTCTGATCTTTTAATATCTTCAATACCTTCTAATAAACCATGCTGTTCACATAATATTTCTAGTGCATTATATGCAGCTAATTGATTATATAAGTAGTCGGCATATACATGACTAGGAAGATTACCTGTTATTAATAATTTTGTGAACGGATGAGCCTCTGCTTTTGCATGGTTTTCATGCGTCAGTTCTTTTAGTGTAGTCATAAATCTTACGTGTTTTAGTCATGTCAGCACAAGTATACTTTTGGTAACTTGCCTTTAGTTGTTCAGGCATTGGTATTGTTTCAATTGGAACATTAAAATACTCAGCTACTTCTAAAAAGCTTTGTGTAGTACCTGTGCCAATGTTGAATATACCTGATTCTTGACTATTTAAAAAAGCCAGATGAGTAGCAACTATCTGCTCAACTGGTACAAAATCTCTTCTATAATCTTGGCTATTTTCAAATACTTTTATTTTACCATCTTTAACTGCTTGATTTTTAAATTGGTGGTAGGGACTAGCCTGAGATCCTTTGTGGTCTTCACCTAATCCATATACATTGAAGTAACGAAATCCTTGTACTATATTACCACCTTGATGTTGTTGATGGTATCGTTCAAACATATATTTAGACCAAGCATAGGCATTTCTTGGATCTACAGGTGCTGTTTCTTTAAAATCTGACCCTAAACCGTATATGCTAGCGCTGCTTGCATACTGTAAATTTACTCCGTAAATTTTACAAGCAGCAAATAGTTGGCGACTAAAATCATAATTTTGTCGCATAATTTTGTCAACATCACGCTCAGTAGTTGAGCTAATTCCACCAATGTGTATGACCCAGTCTTGTTCCATAACGCTGGGCATATTTCCATCATCCCACTCAAACGTACTAATCTCGTGGTCGGCGTTTTCTAAGACTTTTAATAAGTTTTTGCCAATAAAACCGCGGTGTCCTGTTAATAAAATTTTCATTTAAAGTATTGTTCTGAGTTAATGGCTTTGTCATCAATCCAAATATCATAAACAGGTTTATAAAATAACAGTTCGTGATATCTTGCTCCCCACTCTGTGAGCTGTTTTCTGGTCAATTCTGACCTATCAACGCCAGATGCAGATCCTCTGGCTGTCCAATAAGTTATTTCGTGACCTTCACTTATTAACTTATTGATTTTTTTAATTCTGTCTTTGTACGGCTGTGTTTTATCATAGTTTACACTGCCATCATCGTTAAGAACAACTGAGCAAATTGTTCCGTCAATATCTATAATATATTTCATTGTTGACTATCACCTGGCATAATTCTATAATTATCTTCTACTGAATCTGGTGTACTAACCTCAATAATTGTACCTGCTTCAATGCAAACAACTTGGTGAGGTTGTAGGGGTCTATTTCGCCACACTTCCCCAGCTTTTAACACTACTTCGTGTAGGCTTGCGTCATTGGTCTCAATAAACTTAATAAGAAATCTGCCTTCTAAGATATACCAGCTTTCATCTTTTTCAGCGTGAAAGTGCATTGAAAATTTTGCGTCTTTGTTAAATTTCATTAACTTACCACAATATTTATCATTAGTTGCCCAAATTAACTCTGAGCCCCAACCTTTTTCTACAAACCCATTAAGCCTCATTTATTTCTTTCAATGTGGGTGCATAAACACCCATATGTTTTACTGTTATTGCAGCTGCACGATTAGCAAACTCAATAGCTTTAACCATATCTTTTGTATTTAAGTATTCATAAGTTAATGCTGCTAAAAAGGTATCTCCTGCCCCACAAACATCTGCTACTTCTACAACGGGTGCAGGATAGACAACATCGTTATAACGTGTACCGTGTTTACCAAGTGTTACAATTAATTGACTTGGAAACGTTTTAGCTAGTGAATTTTCTAAATTATTAATCTTTACAAAGGTGCCTTCAAATCTAGCTAAATCTGTTTTCTTAGTGTCAACAAATATAGGGCAAGGGAACATCCTTATTAGTTGTTCAACTAATTCGTAGCTAACACAGCCTTTGTTATAGTCGCTGACTACTACTGCGTCAAATATAGGGGGTAGTGGGTACTCAATCTCAAAAGGTCCACCAGTAGCGTCTTGATCTAAGCGCATAATATGTTGATTAGACCTTGCATCTATAAATCTAGTTTTCACACTGCCTTTTATAGTCAGTAACTGTACTGTACAACCCAGAGATTTTAAGTTTTCTTCAACATTTCCTGCCATACCTCTGCGAGTTTCTTCGTGCGCAGGTACAAATACAGGAACTGGAGCTTCAGGGCTTAATCTATCAATATGACCATATACATATTGGTCAACACAAGTGTCGCCTATTAATAAAATCTTCCAAGATTTGGGTACTTGAGAAAGGTGTTGTTCTATTATAGAATCTAAGTTGCTTTGCATATTCCGAACCAATTACGGTTTTATCTTTATAATCTGATCCAACAATCATTATGTCAGGTCTAAGTATTTTTACTGTTTGTGCTAGTTCTATGTCGCTGTCAAACACAACTACTTCATCAACCGCCTTGAGATTTTCTAGTAGTTTAACTCTATTATATTGTGGGTTGACAGGTCTATCCAAACCCTTTTTGCTGGCGACTCTACTATCCGAATCAATTGCAACCAGTAAAAAGTCACCTAGACTTTTTGCGTAGTTCAGCAAGTCTAGGTGTCCTGGATGTAAAACGTCAAAAGTGCCGTTTACAAAAATTTTCATTGTTTAGTTTTAACTGTTAAAAGTTTATTATACTCTGGTAAGTACAAATAGTCAATACCAGATTTACTTAAGGTCCACAGAGCATCATCAAGAGTTTCTACCAAAGGTTCACCACCTAAGTTAAAGCTTGTGTTAAAGATAATAGGAATACCAGTTTTATCTTTAAAAGCTTTAATTACATCATAGTAGTGTGGGTTTTCTTCTCGTGTAACTGTTTGGATACGGCAAGTACCATCAACATGAATAATTGAAGGAATTTTTTCTTCGACACCTGGTTGACAGTTAACAGCATACATCATGTGTGGGCTATTTGGCATACCGCGAAGATCAAACCATTCATGAACATCTTCTTCTAATATAGATCCTGCAAAAGGTCTAAAGTACTCACGATGCTTAATTTCATTTACAAAATCTTTGCCGTCTGGGAACGTAGGGTCAAACATCAAACTGCGATTGCCTAAGGCACGTGGACCGTTTTCAGATCTGCCTTGAAACATTGCAACTATGTTTTTTGTAGTCATTAAGTCGACTACATCTTCTTTAGTAGTATCGCTAATTTCTGCATCATATTTATGAGCAAGTTTAGCAATATCTTGTTCAGAATAGTTGTATTCAGGTCCTAAGTATATTTCTCGTGGATGTTTTACATTAACTGCATCAGGTTCCGTCATATGATAGAATACCAAGGCGGCACCAATAGCCGTACCACCATCATTAGAAACAGGCTCAACATATAATTCAATGCCACGTTTATGTAATTCTGTTAAGTAATAGTAGTTTGCCACACAGTTTAAAGCATAACCACCACTTAACACTACTTTATTTTTACCGCTAGTTTCTACACCTTTTAAGATAAGGTTAAGAACTTGTTCTTGAGTTTCCGTTTGACAAGCATAAGCAAGGTCTCTACGATTTTGTAGTAGTGTGGGATTATCAATACTAAAAGGTGTCTGTAACTCTTCATACGCCATATGACTAACTTCTGCCCCATTAGGCATTTGTGGCACAACAACATTAGCATTTGAAAGAGGTATTCTAGTATCAGAATTAAATAATTTTGGAATATTATCATTGGGTTTACCATATGGAAATAATCCCATAGTTTTTCCGGCTTCAATAGCTTGAAAACCACAATATTCTGTAACAGCTTCATAAACTTTAGTAATTCCTGCATGTCCACTCATTAATACTTCATGAGTACCTTCTTCACCTAGTTTATCGCTAGACTCTTCTAAGTTATGATATACAGGTACAGCACTTCTAGAAGCGTAGTGTTTGTATAGTGTTTTAAAAGGTTTTGTATACTCGCAATCAATAATAGATTCTACTTCCCATAAAATAATAGGTTCATTTTTATAGGTAGCTGGCAGTGCACTACCTGCTCCATCTACAATAACTGCTATTGCCTCTTCAAATCCACTACGATAAAATGCTGCTGCTGCATGAATTTTATGGTGTTGACTACTAAGATCAATTACTTGAGGGTGTTCATCAGGAGTTCCTAATCTGCCGTCAATTAGACCTAATTTTCGTGCAAGTCCTGCATAGATATTATCCCCATAAAAATCAACTTTACCGCAAGTTTCTTTTAAGCTTTGAGTATGTGAAACTACAATAAAATCTACTTTATCAGTGTACTCTTTTACTTTAATCATAGCGGCATAGGGTCCACCATCATACTTAGCTCTACTTAATCGTTCTTCTTCAATAGCAAAAATAATTTTACCATCTTTTAATAAACATGCTCCTGCATTATGTCCACGACTAATTCCAAGTATATATCCTGTTTTTTCCATTTATGCCTCTTTAGCAATTACATCTTCAATCAAACTAGTAGCCTTTTTTGCAAAATTTGGCATACTTTGAGCTTGAGTGTTTATTGGTTTAACGTTTGTAGTAAAATCTTTTTTGACTTTACTAACACCTAGTTTATTTTCTACACTTTTAATAATTTTAGTGTAAGTATCGGTGCTAAGAATCATTGAATCTTCATTGTTTCTTTCAGCATCTGTATCATGAGTTAATCTAATTGGAGTATATGTTCTTGTTGCTTTTCCATTATCAATAATATTGAAATTTTTGTTATCGGGATAAGATATATTTTCAGGAAATGTTGAGCCTATTACAACTGTAGTAGGTTTATTTAAAGCATGAGCTAAATGTTGCCCAACACTATCACATCCTAAAAAGTAGTCACAAGCTTTGATAACTCCTGCCCATTTAACTAAATCTATATTTTCTGGAACTGCTGCATTTATTTCCCTATCTGTAGGTATCTTAAAAGGAAGCATTAATATTACAGCATAATTTTTATTAAGATCTGTTACTATTTTAATAACGTCATTTAGTTCAAAACTTCTACCACTAGTATCAAATACAAAATTACCTTCTAGTCGTACTCCACTACCAAAGGGCTGAAATACTACACACTTTTCTTTTCCAAGTTGTGCTTTTACTTGATTTACTAAATTATATCCATATACTTGTTCGGCTTTACCAAGCTCTAAATTGATCGGTTTAGAGCTTGGTACGCTTTCTAAGTTGTTTATAATTTTATCAAAAGCCTGAATAAGATTAGCTTTTTGATTAAAATAAGCATTTAATCTGTAAGGTTCAGGACATTCAATTTCTCTATCTTTTAGTTTTTGTTCAAAAAGATTTTTATGGGCAACATGATATACATTATTTCTTAAAGTTGGACTGAGTAAAAATAACTCAGGCCATGCTTCAGCAATAATAACTACATCTTTGTCGATATTATTTTTATAGTATTCTAAAGCAGGCAGTGCGCATAACACTCTGCCTGCTCCCCCATTTATTACAAATGCTTTTTTCATAAATAATTATTATTAATTTTGTTTTTCTTTAATTCCAACTAACACAAACCATACCAAATCGTCCACTATCTCCACCTATGGCGGCACCACCTCCGACCATTGCTAATGCCATTCCGCCTGCTCCAGGAATACGAAGGCTTCCACTAGGACCACCCCAATAACATCCGCCAAATCCTCCACCTTGACAACTAGAACCACTAGGGAAATTAAATTCTAGGGTACACTCTTCAAAGCCAACCACGGGTGTAGATATTGAATGAAAACAACTGCTGATGCTTGAACCTAGAGCCATTGCAGGCCATAGTCCTTGTACGCCCCAGTAGGTTTGATTTTTGGCTGTATCAGCACATTTTACACACCACTGAGCGTTTTCGGAGAAAGCATGAGGCACATAGTTGTTGTCATCACTAGTATCCCAACAGAAATTAAATCCTGAGCACGAGGTAGCAGCACAACCATCCTGCGATGGATACCAAATATTATTAGCATTTGTTAACTGACCAACATCTTTAGACCAGCAACTTGTACACCCTCTACCAGCTGTAGCGCAAATACTTATGCCTGGGCCAGTAATATAACTAGGTGAACCATTAAGTCCTGGAGTTGTTTGATCAGCATAACAACAATATGCACATCCTGCGCACAGTGTAAACACGTCACCAGCAGTTACATTCATTTTTGCTAGCATATATGCACCGCTTGGTCCAAAAGGAGCACCTCCGCAGCAACATTGCCCACTATTACCGCCTCCAGGGCCCCATATTTGAAATTGAGCACTAGTTACGCCTGCAGGTACGGTCCACGTACAACTAGCATCGCATCTCCAATAGCTTCCATCAGTATTACATACTTTAAAACCATTTGTTCGAATTTCAATGTTCGGACTAACCCAGCATTTCCAAGCATCTACAGGCAGAGAGACCCCTGCATTAAGCGGAATACAACACCAATTTTTAGTTTGTAAAAGAGGCCAACCTGTTAAAGTTCCTGTAACACCTCTAAAACCAGCATCAGTTGTTAGTGTTGGCAAACCGCTTCCCCCTAGCGAACTTAAATAGTTTACCAAAGTTTTTTGATTTTCAATCATTGCTGAACTTGTTAATATATCACTCATCTTTGTTCCTTAAGTTTATACTTCAGCAGGTAAAGCTGCTGCAGGAGGTAATGTATTAAATAAAGCCATTAGCTCAGGGGGTATTTCAGGAATATCATTTGGAATATTAATAAATTCCCAAGGATACGCTGTTCTATTTTTAGTTACATAATCTGAAATAATTACTAAAAGTGCTTCTATTTTTGTACGATCTTCTGTATCAAACTCGTGATCTGCTAGGTACTTTTCTATTAGCTGCTGTTTCTTTATTGCAGGCATTAGATTAGGATTTAGTGTATCTTTTGCTACTAATGCTAAAGATAAATCACCTACGGGGCTGCTTGCCACACTGTAATAATCTTTTAGCTTAGGATTAGCTATTTTATAATATACGCTTCCATCATAGTTTACTTGTTTAGTATGAGTGTATACATAAGGTGTTGACTCTGGTTGTAAAATAATTGCTGCGGCTAATTCAGCTTCAGTTGCAGTAGCTATTTCAACGGCTACTGCAACTTCATTTTCACGTACTTGTGGTTCTGTTAGATGTGTAACGGGATTAACAAATACGCTAATGTCTGTTTTTTCAATTAAAAACCATACTTTGTCTGGTCCTGAGTATGTAAAATCAGCAGTTTTATTTTCTGAAAAGTCATTTACCCAAAGTTTGTTGGGTATTTTTATTGTTAAAGTTTTTTCCATGATTTATACCTTATGCCCAACTAACTTTTACCATGCCAGTGCGACCCCAATCACCTGTACCATTTGTGGAGCCTCCCTGGATATTAGTCCACCATCCTCCGTGCCCAGGAATTAAAGCATAACCAAGGCAAGCCGCACAACGACTACCTTGACAAGTACCGCTGGAAAAGCTCTCGCATACAATTGGACTCATTGCTCCACTTGGTAATGGTAATGAGTATGTACAAACGCAACCATACATATCATACTGAGCCATCATAGCTGCATTTTGGCTTTTAAGACCATAAACTGTGGCGTTAGTAGCAGTACCAAAAAAGCTTGTTGCACGTAAAAAGTCTCTACGCAATACACCAAAAGTCCTAGTACTACTATTTCGCATAGCACCAAATCCATCTCCGCAGATCTGTACACCGGTACTACCCCAACCATATCCATGACCAGCGTATCTGTTATTAGCAACGGCTGTTACATTACCTATTTGGCACATAGTATACAACAGATTAGCACAACCACCCAGAGCACAAAAATTTGTTAAACCTGGACCAGTAACATAACTAGGGCATCCACTAATATCACAACTTACTTCACAGCATGATACTACTGTGCTTGCAGCACCTGCACATAGCACATAGGCGGTTCCTGGAGTAACCGTCATGCAAACACTAGCATAAGATCCTGAGTTACCTATTGGTCCATGGCTACAACAATTGCCTCCTTGGCTACCTGCTCCAGCACCCCAAAGTTCAAATCGTGCCTTTGTAATACCTGCAGGTACTGTCCAAGTACAGGTACCTCCACCTCTAAAAAACGCACCTGCATCATATACGCACAAATTACCTGCGGGTGTAGGTATTTTTGGTGGCAAAGATGCCCATATAGGATAGCAGTTAGGATTATTTAATAGGGGTGCAAGTTCTGTTGGCGCCCCTAAGAGATTTACACGCATATCTCTAGTTCCTTTAGCGATAGCGTTATGTAATAATATATCTGACATATTTAATTCCTTAAACCACTGTAATAGTCCGTATGCTAGAATCAGCATCATTGTATGTAAGGGTAACTGATTTTGTAACCCCTTGTTTTACTTCTTGGTAAGTTTTTACTACAGTTTGTGGTATCACTAGACCAATGATATCATAAGTAACATTACTAATAGTAACGCCAGTAGTATCTGCTATCTGGGTTACTCTTGGAGCACCGTTGATAGTGCTATAAACAACATTACTGACACTGGTATAATTAACAGTTTTATCCCCTGCGTTATTATCTACATAAGTTTTTACAGCAAATTCAGTAGGTACTGCAGTATTCGAATTACCACTTAGAGTGCCGTCACTTGAAAACTCATTAATTAGTTCTCCTAACTGTGCTCCAATTGATCCTAGTTTTAAACTAGTTAAACCTGCTAAATCAAAGGCACTAGCATTTAGAGTTGCTCTACCAGTGGCTTGATCAATACGGAAGTACTCACCTACGCGGAAATTACCATCTTGGTCAGTAGACACAAAGTAAACACGACCAGGGTATGCCTCATCAACTTCATTACCTTGAGCACTTGGTTGAGTAGGAGTATTTGGATAATTAGTAGTAGTTGTTCCACCCGTACCAATACTTAAAAAGTCATGTCCTGTTAAACGAATTTGTGAATATTTATATCTTATTGTAACAGAAGAACCACTTGGACTTCCAGTGGGTTTTTCTTGAGCTAATACTATAGCTATTTTACTTGTAGCATCTACATAAGTACCTGTTACACTTTGTATAACATAACTAATTGTATCGCCTGCAATAGTAATAGAGGCTCCAGGATTAGGTAAAGTAGCTAAACCTGTTACTACTAGTATAAATCCTTTTTGATCCTCTAAAGCACCGGCACTTACAACACCCGTACCGCCACTTGTAAATGTTAGTGGATTACCTAGTGTAAATGTTCCACTAGCACCAGTAACATAAACTTTATTAGCATTAGCCTGTACATTAGTTACTGTGGCTGTAGCAGCTGTAGCAGTATTAGTAACTGTATCGCCTACTGCAATGTTGCCGCCTTGGTACAAGAAGTTTATTTGTTGCCCAAATACACTACCAGTTACAGGTGTTTCACCTGCTAAAAATCCTCGGCTGGTTGCTCCCCAGGTCCCGTAGCTGTTGTTACCATTAAGTGAGCGAATAAATCCACCACCGCTAGCACTGTATCCAAAATAGTTATAGTAAGTAAAACAACTAACAATTTCAGCTTTACCGCCATCTTTTACCCAAAAACCTACACCATTATCATTAATAACAGTAAACGCATGGAATATCATACTCTTATTACCCTGTGCATTAACACTGCCATCAACTAGGGCGGCAACAGCACCAGATCCAATAAAAGAACATTCTAATACATAAGGAGATTTAAACAATATAGGGGCACTAGGATTTAATCTTACTACTACGCCTCTTATAGTCGAAGTTGTAATGTCTGCAGCAGTAGTTCCAGGAACCCAGCCAGTCATACCCTTAAACGTCATTCTGTTTAAAATAGAACCATCGTTCATAAAAAACATAGAAGAGTTAATGTTTAAAACAGACCCGTCATCGCTGTTTCCAGATTTAGGCTGAACAACTACAGTACGTTGGTTATCTCCAACAATAGCTACGTTTGCTGGAACTGTTATAGGTAATTGTTCGTTATAAATACCTGTACTAACAAAAATTGTACCACCATTATTGCCAATATTATCACAAGCATATCGAATAGAAGCATAAGGAGTAGATTTATTTTTACCGCTAGCTGCTGTGTCTGTTCCATGTGGGGCTACATATCTTACATTAAGACTTTCAGTAGCTCCTATCCAGTCTACGCCGTTACCGGCAGCATTAACTGTTAAACTTCTACCAGCATCTCCTGCTTCAAGAGCAGGCAATAAATCTGAAGCACCAACTACAAATTCTTGCCATTTACCAGCTGCAAAATCAACAGTAAAATCTGAACCAGCAGTGTGATCTTGAGCAGCTATGTAAACACTACCTGTTGCACTTTTAATAACGTCATCTTTAACATAAACTGTAGTAGCTGTCCAAGCAGCTTTCCACTGAATACCGCTCGCAAATCTGGCCCATCTAGAAGCACTTAAATCTGTGGCAAAAGTTGAGGCTTGGTGTCTTAAAAGACATACATAGGTTGTTCCACCACGAATAACAATATCATTTATAAAGTATTCAGTAGTAGTTGTCCAAGTACCTTTTGTACGGAAACCTTCCGTAAATACTTCCCAGTATGCGGAATTCAAACTACCATTAGCTACTGTAGGTAATTGGTTAGTTGAATTAGTGGTTGCTTTAAAAGTATTAGCACCATAGCTGACAATTCTTCCTGCAGCATAAGCTGTTGCTGAACTCCATGTTCCTGCAAAAGATATACCATCTACTAGTTTATCCCAATATGTTGTATTTATAGGATTATTTCCAGTGGTATCTATTTTAGATATATATGCTGATCCACCATATGTTACAACGTCATTTTTTTGGTATGTAGTTGCGTCTGAATAGGTAGCTTCATATTGAATACCGTCAGCAAACTGAGACCAATATGTAAGATTAGGAGGGGTGTTGTTAGTGCCATCAGCAATAGCAATATACACTCTACCACCATATGCAATACCATCACCAACTTTATAAGCTGTTGAAGCGCTATATACACCTGTAAATTTTATACCTTCTACCAACAAAGACCAAAAATTGGTAAGAGTTGGTATACGTCCGGCTTCATTAACAGGGTACACGTAAACATAAACATTACCACCGTAGCGAACACAGTCGTTATATTCATATATAGTAGTTGACGACCAGTTGCCTTGAAAAGATAGGCGTAATTTTCCTAAGTCAAGAATTTGTCCCATTATAGAAGCCTCATTAATAATTTATTTTTCCATACTGTACTATTGTCACCCCAGTAAAATAGTACGCTATTCTTTGACCAAAACCATGCTTGGTATTGATTTCTATCTATGTTATATACTGGTTGAGGCAGAGTAACAGGCTCATTGCCATCCAGAATATCAACGTATAATTTCCCAGTTGTGGGATTAAAATTAAAACCGTAAAATACCTTGTCAGCTATTTCTGTAGCTGTATCAAGGAAAGTATCTGGTTCAAAAGTTCCAGCCATTATGCTACTCCCTGTAATATAGAAAATACAGCGTCTATACTGGCTGCCATGCCAGAAGAGATAATTAATTTATCCCCTGCTGCGAGTACTAGTTTATTACCTTTGAATATTTCAAAAGCATTACCTGCCTCAATACGTTTATTCTTTTGAAGATAAGTATCTTCAATGCCTCTGCGAAGTATTACACTAACAGGTACTGAAGTAGTAAGAAGGTTAGTTAAATTACCTCCAATAATAATTGACTTATCGGTAGCAGTAAAATTAATTACTTCAGTAGAACCTACAGATTTTGAAATTGCATTTATAAATGTTGTTGCCATATTTTATCCTAGTGCAATTGCCATTACAATTGCTAAATCTGTGGCAGTTTGTGCTATTGATTCAGCACTTACTGAGTCACCTAATAGCTCTCGGACAACTATCTGAGCTCCACTATTTAGTGTCGGAGAAATAATTGTTAAAGTAGTTCCAGAAACGGTATAATCAGTAATAGGTCTTAATACTACACCATTAACTAACACAAAAATAGTATTAGCAGTTAAGTTAGGATTAATTGTAAAAGTATTTGTACTTCCATTTGCTGTAAAAGCTTCTGTTACCATGCTGTAGGGAGTAGTACCTACTGGACCAATTGGTCCTTGAATACCCTGTACTCCTGTTGCCCCTATGATACCTGTGGCACCTATTGTACCTGTGGCACCTATTGTACCTGTAGCACCTGGTACTATTGAAGGAGCACCTGTAGCACCCTGTGGTCCAGTTGCTCCGTTATCGCCTTGAGGTCCTACGGAGCCTTGAGGTCCTGGTACTATTGAGGCATTACCTGTAGCGCCTTGAGGGCCATCACCAAGCATTTCTCTAATTACAATTAGACTTCCATTAGTAGGGGTTACTGTAAAGCCTATATTATTATTAAAAACCGTATAATCAATAGCGGGTCTTAATATTGAATTATTAACAGTTACTAATAAATTATTAGCTCCTAAATTTGCAGATACAGCAAATGTAGCTGTAGTACCATCTGCGGTATAATTTCTAGTAGTGATTATAAAAGGAAATCCGTTACCTATAGGTCCTTGTATACCTTGATCACCTTTGACACCTTGAATACCTTGAATACCTTGAATACCTTGTGGACCTGTTGCACCTGAATAACCCTGAAGACCTTGACTACCTTGAGGACCTTGAATACCTTGAGCACCTTGAAGACCCGTTCTAGCAAAAGTAATAATTACATCATCAAGATTTGCAAAAGGGCTATTAACACTTGCACTAACAAAAGAAGAATTTATACGAAAAAACCCTTCGCCTTCGTTAATTGAAGATATTGCGAATAATGCAAATGCCTGAGCATTAAGTTTCTTAGAAATTCTAAAGTGACCTTTTATAGTAGAAGAAGAATTATCAATAGTTCTTAAATATTCCTGAATATCTACGGCAGTATCACTTACATCGTCAATCCACATTATTGTTGCAAGATTTAGTGCAACATTATTGAGTTTTAATTTTCCTACTCCAGGATCACTATCTGTTGTATCAGTAACAAATGTATAGTCAAACGATGAACCGCCAAAGTTACCATCATTACCTTGTGGACCTTGTATACCAGTAGCACCTAGTGGCCCTGAAGCATACGGTAAGGAGTTCCAAGCTAATATTCCATTACCAATCTTAAACTTTTGTGTATCTAATTCTACGCAAAGCTCACCTTCTTGAAGAATAGGGTTGACACTAAACCATTGTGCTGCAGTGCCGCGTCTTAGTTGAACCTGAATTGCCATTAAATTACTCCCCCACCATCAATTAAGGGTGAACCACCATAAACAGAATCAGGGCGTCCGCCATCTAAATTGATCCCTTGAAGTGTACTTGTTAATGTTAAACTTTTTGGACTTATTGCGTTATTAGTATTAATTATAATACCAGGTCCTGCAACAATTTGTAACGTTGATTGTCCTGTTGCTACTAAACTTGTTTGCCCATTAACTGCTAAAGTGCTAAATGCATCAGCTAAACCACCACTGCTACCTCCTGAGTACTGCGGTATATTTAAAATATTACCAATTAAACTAGCTGCACCGCTTGATCCAATTGTAGTTAATGTAATAGGTGTTTGATAATCTGTACCGGCTATAGCCGCACTAACATTACCGCTTACACCACTACTTTTTAAAATACCTGTAACACTCACTGGAGCTTGATAATCAGTCCCTGCACTAGCAATTGTTAATGCACCTGTAGCAGTTATACTTTTAATAATACCAGTTGCTAGTGTGCTAGTACCAGGGGCATAATCAACGCCACTTATTGCTGCTGAACGGGTTGTACCGCTTGACTTTACAATACCACTAACACTCTGTGCTGACTGATAATCAGTACCAGCTATAGCAGCAGTAAGGGCATTTGCTCCATTACCTTTAACTAATCCTGTAATTGTGCCTATTGGAATCTGATAATCAGTACCGGCTATAGCAGAAGTAAGAGCATTTGCTCCATTACCTTTAACTAATCCTGTAATTGTGCCTATTGGAGCCTGATAGTCAGTTCCTGCAGCAGCAATTGTCAATACACCTGTAGCAGTTGTACTTTTAATAATACCAGTTGCTAGTGTACTAGTACCAGGAGCATAATCAACACCACTTGAGGCAGATAATAATGCGGTACCATTACCTTTTAGTATACCATTTATACTAGTGGTAATTGTAATAGCTGGTGTTGTAGTACTTGTTGCTACTGTTCCTGCGAAACCGTTGGCACTTACCACACTGGTTGATCTTACACTACCACCACCAATAATGTTAATTTCACCAATCATTCCAGAGTGGAATACGCATTGATAGTATATTACTGCAGGCGCATCAAGAGGTACTTGATATGCTACTATTGTTGATGTTGTACCATTTCCGTAAACCCCTGAAGTAGGGTTATTTCCTGTAGTACCAGGTACTGGAGAAACACTACCGCTGTCTAATCTCAATGCAATCGGATGAGTGCTGTTAACATTAGTAAAATTAAAGTAGTATAACTCTCCCCTAACTAAAGTTAGTGTGGGATACGTAGTATCATCAAATCCAGTAACTGAGTAGTTAAAGCCTACATTTTGAAAAGCAAATTCTGTTGTGGTTGCGCTGACAGTGGAACTAATTGTTAATTTTTTTATTGCTGAATTTGGATCTGTGGTAAGAGATATTCCTGTACCAGCTACAATTTGTATGGTATCTTCACCTACAGCTACTAAATCACTTTGCCCTGTTATTTTCCAGGTTTTAAATGTAGAACCTAATGCAACCTTAACTACGCCAGCAGACAATTCAGTTAAATTAAACCCTGTGTCTTCATCAAATACTAATCTTGTTACTTCTGTAAAAGGTGTGCCTTGAGTAGTTCCAGTAATACTGGATACTTCTAATCCTTTAGACTTAAAAGCTTTTATTTGATTAACAGAATTTTTAAAATACAGTAATCCATCTGCATAGTTAAGCGCAAGTTCCCCATACGCTAGATCTCCAATAAGAGGCACTCTGCCACTTACTGAAGATTTTTTAAGAGCAATATTAGACATTTAGTATCCTAAAAAGGCAAGTTATCTAAAAGGTGAAAAATCACCTGTATATATTTTTTAATTAATATGTTCCACCATCAATAGTATCTGTCCAAGTTGGGGCACCTGCTCCACCTGATACGAAAAACTGACCTGAAGTACCTGCAGCGCTAATAGCTAGTGCTGAACCAGTTGAGTAAGTAATACCACCATTAACTGCTGTTAAACTAGAACCTGTACCACCTTTGTTCATAGCAATATTAGTTGCTGACCAAGTACCTGTTGTTAGTATACCAACACTAGTTAAACTAGAACCAGTAACTGATGTACCTAGGGTAGTTGCTTCAAGTACTGATACACCATTAATTGCGTATACTTTACCTGTTGCTATATTTAAGTGTTCTGAGGAATTCCAGCTTGTGGTAGTACTGTTGTATAAGAAACTGTGTTCACTAGTGCCTGTTACAAAGATACCGGAACCGTTAGCAGTAACTTCTGTTGGAGTAACTGTTTTACCAAGTTCAAGTGTCTTATCAGTAACTTCAACTGCTGTTGTGTTGATGGAGGTAAGAGTTCCGTTAACTGTTAAGTTACCACCAACTATGACATTACCAGTACTCTCTAAAGTTGTAAATTTACCAGTGCTTTGAACAACGTCACCGATAGGGGTGCCATTGAGGCTGGTCATGGTTACGCCACCAACAGCAGAACCAGACATTGTGGCTCCGCCTAGATCAATAGTTGATCCTTTTAAGAATATAGTACGGAAACGTTTAGAACTAGAACCTAAATCAGTTACGGAATCAACATCTGGTAAGATGTGTCCACCTACTGTTGTAGTGCCTTTTAAGACAATATCATTATTAACAGTAGTTGTGCCAGTGATAGCACCAATACTTAAGGCAGTAGCTGCACCAGCAAAGTTAACTGTAGTTGCTACAGTATTTAATAAGTCAAAACTTGCTCCACCAGCAACAATGCTAGTAGTAATAGTTGGAGATGTTCCAAATACCACCGAGCCTGTACCAGTTTTTGTGGTAAGTGCTGCAGCTAAGTTAGAGCTTGAAGGAGTTGCTAAGAAGGAGGCAACATTTGCACCTAATCCTGAAATACCTGTTGCAACTGGAAGACCTGTTGCATTTGTAAGTGTACCCGAAGAAGGAGTACCTAATGCACCGCCATCAACAAGGAAAGCACCTGCACTACCAGTATTAATTCCAAGAGCAGTAGAAACTCCAGTACCTAATCCTGAAATACCTGTTGAAACAGGAAGGCCTGTACCGTTTGTAAGTGTAATACTTGAAGGAGTACCTAATGCACTACCAACAGTAATAAATCCACCTGCGGCTCCAGTTGCTGCAGCAAGAGCAGTAGCAACACCAGCACCTAATCCTGAGATACCTGTTGCAACTGGTAATCCTGTTGCACTAGTAAGGACTAGAGTAGTTGGAGTACCAAGATTAGGAGTTACTAAAGTTGGGCTATCGGATAGAACAACTGAACCTGTACCTGTTTTAGTAGTTACTCCAGTACCACCATTGGCTACTGCAAGAGTACCAGCTAAGGTTAATGTACCGGTTGAGGTAATTGGCCCACCAGAGAATGTTAATCCTGTAGTACCACCACTAGCATCAATAGAAGTTACGCCACTTGCTGCAGCACTGCCCCAAGTTACATTACCAGCACCATCTGTTTTTAGAACTTGATTTGCTGTACCATCTGTACGTGGTAGTTTAAAAGCATTAGCTATTGAAACTCTACCTGTACCATTAGGATTTAAATATAAGTCTCCGTTAGTATCTGTAGTGCTTAAAGTATTACCATTTAAAGATAAATTATCAACTAATAATTCATCTATCTTTTTATTTGCATCTACAATAATTGCAGCAGATGCTGTGAGTATACCGGGAGTTTGTTTTAGTAATTCAGTAAAGTATTTACCACCAATTGCAACTACACTAGCTGCAGCTCCTGCGGTTTCAACTCCTGTACCTATGTATAACCTGTCTCCACCATTGGCACTAGTGCCAACGCCCATTGAATAACCAAGTTCACCTGTTGCAAGCGTGGGGATCGAAGTACTCGTTAGACCACGCTTGATTTTTAAAATAGCAGCCATTTATATGTCCTTTTAAAATAGTCCACAATCAACCGATTGTGAGTCTAATAGTTTCTTTGTCGTCCACTTGGACGTATTATTATCATAAATTAATAAAGAGCCGTCACTTAGTTGATCTTTATCAACATCTGTAGCTTCACTAATCTTTGAAAAACCTGTTGCACCAGTAAAACCTGTTGCACCTTGCGGGCCTGTTGCACCTTGCAAGCCTGTTGCACCTTGTATACCTTGTATACCTTGCGGGCCTGTTGCTCCTTGTATACCCTGTATACCAGAACTACCTGTGGCTCCAATATAACCTATTGGACCTGTTGTACCTTGAGGACCTGTTGTACCTTGTATACCTTGTATACCTGTACTGCCTGTAGCACCTATATAACCTTGTATACCTTGTATACCCGTACTACCTGTATGACCTTTAATACCTTGAGCACCAGACAGATCACTTATATAGTTATAAGCTACACCTGTCCATATATATAATTTATTTGTTTCAAGATCTTCTACTGATCCAGTATCAATTATAGCAAATTGACCTACTAAAATACCTGTGGGTATAGTATCGGCCATTAAAGCTGCTACTGAAATATAAGTCTTAGCTATTGAAAAGCCCAGACCTGAATCACCTTTTTCACCTGTGGCACCTTGTATGCCCTGTATACCAGAACTACCTGTAGCACCTATATAACCTTGAATACCTTGTATACCTTGTATACCAGAACTACCTGTGGCACCTGTAAATCCTTGTATACCAGAACTACCTGTGGCACCTACATAACCTTGTATACCTTGTATACCTTGTATACCAGAACTACCTGTGGCACCTGTAAATCCTGTAACACCACTTGCACCTGTAGCACCTGTAAATCCTGTAACACCACTTGCACCTGTAGCACCTGTAAATCCTGTAACACCACTTGCACCTGTAGCACCTGTAAATCCTGTAACACCACTTGCACCTGTAGCACCTGTAGCACCTATTTCGCCTTGTAAACCACTAGCTCCTGTAGCACCTATAGGCCCTCCTGGAGGTCCTGGGGCACCTTCAGATCCTGTAGCACCTTGCCATCCTTGAGCAACTGCTGATCCATCTCTACCTGGTGGACCTTGTGGACCTTGTGCTCCTGAAGCAATTACAGGAGATAGTACAGTAGTTTGTAAGGCTACTGTTGATTCTGATATATACGAAGCTGTTTCAATAACTTTTCGTTGTGTAGCTACTATTTCAGTAACTGGTACAATAACAGTTTGTAAAACATTAGTGTCTACTAATACTATAGTAATATCATTATTTAATACGGTTTCGGTACTATCTGTTTCAATTACTATAAATTCAGTGGTCATCTAGTTACCTCTTTGAACAGTGTTATAATACCACCGCAAAATTGAGTTACTTGGTTACCTGAGGATATTAGTTCTAGATCGTATACTGCTGTTGTAAATAAAAAACCTGTTGTAGTTAATGCGGGTAAGGTTAAAGTAATAGTTTTTAAAGTGTTATCTATTAAGACACCACCATTAGCAGTAGTTAGTTCTGCAATAACTGTCCCACTGTCAATATCAGATCGTATCTGCATCCTACCAGTGTATCCTGTTAGATCTACAGGTTGATTATATTCTACTACACCACCACTTATATAAGTCTTATAACTTAAAGAGTTTATTGAGTTTATAGTAATTGCTGTTGAAGTAACATCTGTAGCTATTTGATAGTTATCGGTAGAGTTAATATCTGTCATACCGAGCACATTTGTTACTTTCATTCTCCAGTTAGGTGGTAGTCCGTGTGCTGTAGTAGTAGTAATAACCATTGGAGCTGCTTGAGTAATCGCAGAGATATTTTTATATACTTTTGTAGGACTTTCCCATCTTAGAACCTCAGAAAAAGTACTGCCTTGATAAACTTTAAAATTTATTTTTGCAGGTGTTGTCATTTCTTTGCTCCAATACTATTAGGCCCAGACATAAGTATATGTAGTCTGGCAATTTCTTTGTTCAAAATAGAAACTTCTAATTGTAGTTTCTGATTCTCTATAGTTAGATCAGTTAATTGTTGACTCAAACGAATTAATTCTGTTTGTAGATTTCCAATTTCATTAGAAAGAGCAGTATTTTGTTGACTCATACGAGCTAACTCTTCTTGCATCATTTTTACTAAAGCTGACTCAGCTGCGTTATTTCTCCAGGCTTTAACCAATTGTTGTATGCCAAATGAGATACTTATTAAAGTAAACCCTAGACCTACAAGTATGCCTGAACCCGTATTAAAATCATTTGGTTCCATAATCGGCGCTTTCTTTAATATATTTTAAGCGTAAATTCAGCACGCCTCTATAATTTTGTTCTATTATACCATGTTGGGCTATTAGTGTCAAGATAAAAAAATTCCCGCCCCCTAAAAACTTAGAGTACGGGAATCTGAGTTAGATCCACATTTCTGTGAAAGTAGTAGCACTAACAACAGTACCACCGCCACCAATAGTTTGTGTAAACGGAGATATGTTGGTTACTGGTATTGATTTATTAGTTTGATCAACTTGTTTTGCTATGCCTGAGCTAGATACTGCACCTTCAAAAGGAGTTAACCAGTGTGTGGATCCTCCAGTAAATGTTCTTGTTGTACCTGTTAAATCACTAAAAGTACCTCCGAACTGAGGGTCGAATACTAGTACAGTACCTGACGCAATAGCTGCACTTGGATTATTGTAAACATTTGCATCTTGAGTAACTGTTGGAGCAATAGTATAAGTAGGTGCAAAAGCAGAAGTATATACTGCAGTTGTAGTATTTATTCTTAAACCATCTATATAGCCACTTAATCTTCCAATAGTACCAATTACTGACCGAGTACTATCTGCTGCTCCTAATACTAATGTAGTAGTAGTATTATTAATAGCTCCTGCAACAGTACCGCTTAAATAAAACTCTCCATTAAGATATACTGTCCAAGTTGAAGTAGTTTGTCTAACTATAGCAATATGATTCCATCTTGCAGGACTAATACCTCTGGTACCTGTTTGTGATAAACCCCAGGCTCCTGCAACTGAGGCGGAAGATACTTGTAAGGTTAAATATCCGTTACTGTCAAAGTATAGAAATAACCAGTTAGGTGGTGAAGTACTTGTATTATCACGTTTTGCAATAATAGGAATAATAAGATTAGACGCAGCAGTTGGAAGTTCGTCAGCCCATAACCATAATTCAACAGTTGCATTAGCTCCTAGATTTATAGTATTACCAGCGTCTGTAATAGTTAAACCTTCTGTAATCCTAGCTGAGCCGCCTGAAAAATTTGCGTTTCTAAAATTAACTTGTTGGGTAGGGTTAATTGGGGTTACTGGTATGGTTGAGTTAGTTTGGGTTAATGCTACAAAAACTGGGTTACTGTTAGTCATTGTATTAAATGTAACAGGCTGTACAGGTATTATGGAACTAGTTTGAAGTAAGTATGGTTCAAAAGCAGTTATAACAGCCATCTACTTACTCCTTTGGCACAGCTATTGCAAGCCTACTAGTAACAGGACCTAGATTAGTTGGCCACAATATAAATGTTTTTCCGCTATATGTAAGGGTATCTCCTGGAGCATATTCACCATTAAATATATAAAACCCCGACTGAGCAGATATATCTCCACCTCCCCAACATGAACCTCCAGACATAGTCCATGTAAGAGGTAATAGGGCAAAAGCCATACCCGTATTTGTAGCATTAGCTACTTTTTCACCAGCAGTAACACTAATACTTTTATTTGTAGTTACAGCATTTTCCATACCTGTATATGATTGATCTAGACTAACTGTATGACCTTTAGTTTCTGAGGTTCTTATACCTCCTAATCCGTGAGCAACGTATCTGTTAAACTCTCTGGTAAAACTACCGGTAGTAGAGGTTGGGTTATAGTTTATTAAATTAAACACCTTTAAGAAATTATAGTATGAATTAACATAGGCACCACCACTTGGAGATGTATTAGTAACAGTAGTCCAATGACTACTGTTACTATATATTCCTGAACCTACACCTGTCATTCTTGCACCAGCTACAGGTATTATACCATTTGCATCAGTATTCCAATGATCTAATCTAGTGTATTGCCAGCAACCTAAACCTGATACTGTGTAATTACCATTATTATTATATGTTCCACTCCAGCCTACACCTGTAGGACCACCAGCTACACTAATACCCCACAAAAAACATTTATCAGTTATATATACATGTAAAGCTCGCCAACTTGTTTGACCTGCTATAGCTTGTTGCTGACCATAATCAAAACTACTATTAACTAAACTTAATAGTGTACCAGCAGCAGTAGCTGAGCTTGAAGCTTGAGTTTGTGGTAGTTGACTACTAGTTATTGTTCCACCAGTTAAGCCATTTCCCATCATGACATTTGGGGCAGCACCTGAGTAGTTTATTTGGTTTATTTGATAGTAGTATTTAGTACTTGGTGCGTCATACACAGACTGTTCTAGTGTGAAATTAATAGTATTACTCATAGCAGGTTTTGCTATATGTGCTACGGTACTACTTAAATTTACAGTTCTAATTATTTCACTATTACTGGAGTCAAACCCTGAACCGATATCTGAGGCAAATATACCTGTATTAGATAAAGCAGTATTAAGGGTTCCGGCACTAGTAATTGTGGGAGTATTTATAATATAGGCAAGTGTTCTAAGTAGTTGTTCTAAATTCTTATCCGCAGTATAAATTAATCTTATATACATTTTTTATTCCCTTGGCACTGCTAGTGCTATTCTTTCAGTATGTGAGAAGGCACCAGGCCATAAAATATAAGTTTTTGTACCTGATGTTAATATATCTCCTGGAAAGTAGTCCCCATTAAACCAGAATACACCAGTTTTATCAGATATATTGCCACCAGTATTATTATACCAGGCATTAGCCCAAGTAAGAGGTAGTAAGGCATAGCTAGTAGATTTTAAATCACTGGAAAGATACCTTGTACCTGCTGTTCTGGTTAAAGGAGCCCCAACATTAGCACCATCTCTGTAATTGAACTGACTATTATAGTATTGCTCAATATTACTTTCACCTAATCCCCAGCAATCGTTAAATCTATTACCACAACCAAAATTAACAGGTTTATTTGCTACCCAAGGTTGTGTACTATTAGTACTACTATAGCTATTATCTAATTGACGATCAGCAACTAAAGCTGCAACACCGGGGTTATTACCGCGAACATTTTGATAAGCGGACACTTGATTTAAACTAGCTAAAAATCCCATACCATATTTGTTTGGACTACCATGTTGAGAGCATACAAAAGGTGGTACATTATTAGCAGCAGTATTCCAAGGATCTGTTCTTGTGTATTGTCCTACAAAATGTATGCCTCTATAGTAACTTGTATTGTCAAGGTGTGCGCCTGCAGGAAATCCATTTTCTCTTTTTACACCGGCTCCGTTAAAACTAAACATAAAACAGTTATCAGTTATGTACATAACTGCACCTGTTAAACTAGTACCCATGAAACTGCTATCATAAAAACCACTAGCTGGAGAAGCAGGAGATTGATTTGTTAATGTTAAAGTGCCTGAGCCACTTGTAGTAGAGGTACCAAAATTAATAGTACCTATAGCCTCACCAGTTAGCGTGCTGATTGATGTACCTGCAGTATTCCAAAAATTATATACATAAGGTGCGCTAGACCCATAAGATTCATTATAAGCTCCAGGGTCTGAAAATTGCACTACGTGTTTATCGTTGTTGGGCCTATCATATCCAGCAAGTTCTATGTTCCAGCTATACGCCCACGCACTAGTAGTAGGTTTATAAAAAACAGATTTAGTATTGCTGGTAAGTGCAGTTATACCTGTGCCACTATTCCATATAGCACTATTTGTTCCATCAATAAGTGCACCTAAAGTTGCATTAGCTGCGGTTACCAAAGTCTTTAAATTAGTACCTGTAGCTGGTCTTTGATTAATTAAATAATCTAATATTTTAAAAGTATACTGTGGATTAGTTCCGGTATGAAAAAGTAATTTTATAAACATTTTATGTTCCTACTGTAGGGGTAGCTGTATCTTCAGGTACCTCTGCTGGTACGTATAATTCTGGTTGAACAGGAGTATCAACCGCTGGATCTTCTGTATACTCTGCTACTATAACTTGACCTGGAAAATCTGGTTTAATAGATCCACCTTTTTTAAACATAACGTACCAACTGGTTTGATCTGTAGAGTGTATTTTTATTTCTTGGCAGTTTATACCGTACTCAGTAATTAAATTGCAAAAATCTTGTAACGTATGACAAGTTTCTGTAGGTATTATATATAAATATTCCCATTCAGTACGAGTTTGATAAAACTCAGGAAAGTTTAAATGTTGGACAATTGATTTATAATTCATGTTATTTTATCCGTAAACAAAAGTCATATTAAGGTTTGCAGCAGAAGTTCCTGCGGCAGTAATATCTACTGTTAAGTAGTCGAGGGCTGAAAGAGCAATACTAACATTTGAGGTAGTAGTAGTTGTACTAGCAGAAACTGTAATAGTTTGTATAGCAGTACCATTCTTTTTAACAACTAAAGTAGTGTCTGAGGAGCCTGCTGTTTGAAGAATACTAACTATTTTAGTAAGAGTAGCTGAGTTAGCAAGGTAAAAACGTAAAGTACCTGTATTAACAGTTAAGCTACCAGAGTATAAGTAATTTTTAGTAATATTACCTGTGGGTCCTGCAGGACCTGAGGTTCCTATTCCTGTAGCTCCCATTAGCCCAGAGGCACCTGTAGCACCTTGATACCCGCTAGCACCTGATGCGCCTGTGGCACCTTGACCAGTAGCACCTTGATATCCTGTAACACCTGTAGCACCTGTAGTACCTTGTAGACCTTGTACACCTTGTCCAGTTAGTCCAGAGGCACCTGTTGCTCCTATTGTACCTGTGGCACCTGAAGCACCTTGATACCCTGTGACACCTGAAGCACCTGTAGCACCTTGATATCCTGTAGCACCTTGATATCCTGTGACACCTGAAGCACCTGTGGCACCTTGACCTGTGGCACCTTGTAGTCCACTAGCACCTGTGGCACCTATTGTACCTGTTGCTCCTGATGCACCTGTAGCACCTTGACCAGTAGCACCTTGCAGTCCGCTGGCACCTGTAGCACCTGTAGCACCTTGATATCCTGTAGCACCTTGATATCCTGTAGCACCTGAAGCACCTGTAGCACCTTGACCTGTAGCACCTATTGTACCTTGATCACCTGTAGCACCTTGGTCACCTGTAGAACCTGGTTGTCCATTAGTACCATTAAATCCTTGAATACCTGAAGCACCTGTAGCACCTTGATAGCCTCCTGGAGGGCCACTAGATCCTGTAGCACCTACTGCACCACCTATAACATTAAGAGTACCGTTTGCTCCAACAATTCCGGTTACTGTTCCAGAAGCATAATTACTACCACCTTTAGTTATAGTAGTTACTAAACCAGCTATAGGAGTTGTACCACCTGCCGCTCTAAAAGTTATGCTAGTAGAGCTAGGTACAGATAATATAGTATAAGTACCTCCAGTACCTAAACTACCTACATTATTAGTTGCTGTTATTACATCGTTAACGGCTAAACCTGTGGTAGAGCCTATACCGGTTATTGTTGCAGTCCAAGGGCTAGTATATGTATACGATAGTCCTGAACCTACTCTAACTCCACCTAGGGTTGTTGAGCTTGCATCAGGTAGAACATAGTAGTAAGCACTTAAACTACCGGAACTTACCCACGCTTCTCCATTCCAAGCCCAGGATTGTCCACCTGTTGTGGTAGTTTGGTAAAGTGTGGGATTATCTGGAAAAGAAATTGGCATATATTACTCCAATGGGCTAACAGGCCACACAGCAGTATCTAGACTAGTGTATGTATTTGTCATGTCTCTTAATGCTTGCCTATACATTAATACTTCTTGAAACTTTTCTTGTGTTAAAGTTAGTGGTAAGTTTAAAAGTTGTTCTTCTTGACGACGTTGTAGTACCCAATCAGTCATATATAAAGTACCATCTCTAACATCCCTTAAAGTTACTTCGTAAGGTTTTGGTAGTTTTTCGTGATATTGTCTACAATATTCTGTAATAGCAGATTTATTGTCGTCTAACCATATCATCTCTACTAAAGTACTACCACTAACAACAGTTGGTGGAGTACCTAATCTTTCTATTATCCAATGGGATCTAGTAGGCTCCCAATTTAATAAGCCTACTTGAAAAGGGAAACCAATAGCTGTAATAAACTCAGTAGCGCTTGAAAAACTGCAAGTTATGCCATTAAGTCTACAACTAGCAGTGTCATTATAGGTATCTATTTGTATATATTCATGTATCATATTAATATAAGGTTTTAGTAAGTTGAATAAAACACAACTTTATTTCGTCGGGTTGGAACATTACAACATTAGGATTAGAGAAAGTATGTGAATGAAACATACTAAAACTACTGTGATAGTAGGCGGTGTCAGTACCAAATCTAAAAGCCTGACCACTAGTATGATAATGAGTCCATGCTTCAGTACTTAGACCTCCTGAACTAAATGGTGCGCTATAAGGAGTATAAGTATTATGAGCAGTATTCTCATCACTTGAATATCCAAGAAAAAAGTCTACCATATTTGGTGTACCATTACTACCATTACATACTTTCCAATAACTAGGCAAATTAGCAATATTACCTGTATACATAACTATTATGTTATCTTCAGCAGTCATTTTAGAACCTAATTTCCAGAGTTTTAGTAACGTTCCTAGAAGTGTAGCACCCGTTATGGTTCCGGAAAGGCTGTGCGAGTGAGATAATCCTGAACTGCTATTTTCAGCTCTAAAAGCTAAGGTATTTGTTCCACTAGCAAAAGTACTTCCAAGAAAACTTGTTGGTCCATGAGTGTGACTACCTTGTTGATCAGTAAATCCAGATATACTACGCTGTGTAGCATAGTTATTAGCATATGTTGATCCACCTCTTATATATCTGTTTTGATTTATTGATAACTCTTTTGTACTTCCTGTTATTTGAGTAGCTTTACTAATTATTGCATTAGCAGGAAAATATTCTTGATCCTGAGTAGCTTCTAATAATATATAGTCTGTACTTGGAGGATTTAAATCAGTTCCGGCACCTAGGCTATAGAACAAAGAATGTGCGTGACTGCCCCCACCTAGAGTATATGACATTACTGTTGAATTTTGTGGATTAGCGATGCCGTTTTCTTTAACTATAGTTAAAGGGCCTGAGTGATACCCAGCACTACCTGTAGTTGTTCCGCCGGCACCTAGCTGATCGTTATTATTTGGTGTTACTGTACCTATTTCAGACTGTGTTGCAGTGCCTTTTATAAATTTTCCGTCTGCTGCAGAGTACCTAGTCCAACCTGTTAGACTAGGTACTGAGCTTCCAGAATACATAATAATTGCACCTTGAGGAATATGCCAGTAATCTGGCACTACATAAGGAGTATTAAACCCCTTAGTGATTAGTGATGATATTCTAGGCATTTTTATCCATAAGTTGTTAAGTTACCTAGTACTGTCCAAATATTACTTGTTGCAGTACCTATAAATACAAGAGTTACTAATTCTGTTTTATATGGTGTTGCTATTGGAGGTACTTGATTTTGCCATAACAGTGTTTGAGATGAACCATTAATTGTTATGTTATTTGGGATATAGGATATAGACCCCTGTGTAATAATCAAACTAACTGCAGTAGCTATATACTGACCTTCTGGAACATTAACAAAGTTAAGTGTTATGTTAGTTGTTGAACTAGCTAGGGAGAAAATCGCTCCTGCGTTATAGTTTAAAGTTACTGCTTGTGAAACTATAGTGGCTGGAGTATATTTTTCTGAAGTTGCTTGTAAGTTAACAGTACCTGTAAAAGTAGGACTACTAAACATAGTAGCTTTACTTTCATTAGTAACATTATTAAGTGTTGCTGGAGTAGGAGGTACGCCTCCTGAATACGCTAACCAAACTTCTTCTGGTGCATAATAGATATTAAGAGTACCAGTATTAGTGCTTAACCACATTAATCCATCGGTTGGATTAACTGGAGCAGTGGCTGATTCTATTAATTGAGCAGAACCTGTTGCTCCTGCTGGAGCTGCTGCAGTTATACTCCAAGGTGTAGCAGAGGCATCTGATGAACTTATTACTGTACTGGCATTTATTACTAAAGTAATACCTGAGTAACTGGTTATAACACCTTCTAAAACATTAGAATAAACTCCATTAATAGTTTGTCCGGTTCCAGTCATTCTTACATACTGACCAACTGCAAAAGCTGACTGACTAGTATCTCTATTAACTATAAAGGTTTTAGATCCTGTAGATACAGTTACTGTAGTTGTAGAAGTAAGTGGATTATATCCAATACCTGTAGCACCTGTAGCACCTGTAGGACCAGCAATACCGTCTAAACCTGAGGCACCTGTAGCTCCTGAGCCAGTAGCACCTTGATATCCAGTAACACCTGAAGCACCTGTAGCACCTTGATATCCTGTAGCACCACTAGCTCCTGTAGCACCAGCACCTGTAGCACCTTGTAGTCCTGAGGCTCCTGTTGCTCCTATTGTACCTGTAGCACCTGAAGCACCTTGATAGCCTGAAGCACCTGTAGCTCCTGAGCCAGTAGCTCCTGTTGCTCCTATTGTACCTATAACACCTGAGGCACCTGTAGCACCTTGATATCCTGTAACACCTGTAGCACCTGAACCAGTAGCTCCTGTATACCCTGTAACACCTGTCGTGCCTTGATAACCTGTAGCACCTGAACTACCTTGATATCCAGTAGCACCTGAAGCACCTGTGGCACCTGAGCCGGTAGCACCTTGATAGCCTGTAGCACCTTGTAGACCTGATGCACCTGTACTACCTATAGTACCTGTTGCTCCTAGACCTGTAGATCCTCTTAATCCTGATGCTCCTGTAGCACCTATAGTACCTGTAGCACCTTGATAACCTGTTACACCTGAAGCACCTGTAGCACCTGCACCTGTTGCACCTTGAACTCCTGTAGCACCTTGATAACCTGTAACACCTGAAGCACCAGTGGCTCCTGTAAATCCTGTTGCTCCTGAAGCACCTGTTGCTCCAGAACCTGTGGCTCCTGTAGCTCCTATTGTACCTTGAATACCTGTAGCACCTTCGTATCCTGTAGCACCCTGATAACCTAGTCCTCCTGTAGCACCTAATCCGGTAGCTCCTTGAAAGCCTGTAGCTCCATCATATCCTTGACCACCTGTAGCACCTATACCAGTTGCTCCTTGTAAGCCTTGAATACCTGAACTACCAGTTGCTCCTATTGTACCAGTTGCTCCTATTGTACCAGTAGCACCTTGATATCCTGGACCACCTGTTGCACCTTGACCAGTAGCACCTTGAACTCCTGTAGCACCTTGAACTCCTGTTACACCTGTAGCACCTAAACCAGTTGCCCCCTGTAATCCTTGAATACCTGAACTACCTGTTGCACCTTGATAACCTGTAACACCAGAACTACCTGTTGCTCCTTGATAACCCGCACCACCAGATGCTCCCATACCTGTAGCACCTTGAAAACCTGAACTACCTGTAGCACCTATATAGCCTTGTGGTCCTGTTATACCTTGTGCACCTGATAGATCTGATACATAAGAATATGTAGTACCATTCCATAAGTATAATCTTGAATTTTCAGGATTATCAGTACTAGTGGTTTCAATTATAGCAAATTGTCCTGCTACAATACCAGTTGGGCTAGTATCTGCATTAAGTGCGGCTACTGATAGGTAACTTTTTGCTATTGCAAAACCTAATCCTGAATCACCTTTAATACCTGTAGCACCTTGATAACCTGTGGCACCTATACCACCAACACCTGTTGCTCCTTGATAACCTGTGGCTCCACTGGCTCCTGTGGCTCCATTTAATCCATCAAGACCAGTTGAACCTTGATAACCATATCCAGTTGCTCCTACATAACCTTGAACACCTGAAGCTCCTGTAGTTCCTGTAAATCCAGTTACACCTGTTGAGCCTTGTAGACCTGATGCACCTGTAGTACCAGTTAGTCCTGTAGGACCTGCAGTACCTGTTGCACCGGTAGCTCCTGGTAATCCTGTAGCACCTGTAGCACCATCATAGCCTTGGCCACCAGAAGGACCTGCTTCACCAGCGTATCCAATACCTGTTGCACCTTGATAACCTGTAACACCTGAACTGCCTTGATATCCTGATACACCTTGTAGTCCTGAGGCTCCTGTAGCACCTGTTTTACCTGGTGCGCCTTGAACTGAATCTGCTAAGGTTAGATATTCAAGTTGAGTAGTATTTGCAGTAGTTTCGCTAGAATGGCTTAGCTCGATTAGTATTGTACCATCTATACTTCTATAACTGTTGTAGTCTAGTACTTCTATTGCAAACTGGTTAAACCCGCCCGGAGACTGAACACTTCCAAAAGGTATAAAAGTAGCTGTTACATAGTTATATAGTTTAACGTATACTATGTGTGTACCACTGCCTGTATTAATGTTAAGTGATATTAAATTAAATTTTAAACTACCACTTAAACCAATATAAAATTGCGCTTTCCAAGGATCTACGCCCAGAGCACCACTGCCATTAACACCATCAGTGAAAGTAAGATAATTACCATCATTAAATGTTCTAATACGTAATATAGGGTCAGGAGTAGTATACATTGCTGGTGTTACAATACCTCCTCGCATTTCGAAGCCTGTTAACTCATAAACTATGGTTTCACGCTTAGGACCGGTTGATCCTGGTGCTCCGGCATATCCAATACCTGTAGCACCTTGAATACCTGTAGCACCTTGATATCCAGTAGCTCCTGTAGCACCAGTATACCCTGGTCCACCTGATTCTCCTTGAAAGCCTACACCTGTAGCACCTTGATACCCGGCCTGACCTGTAGCACCATTGTATCCCGCACCTCCAGATGCTCCCATACCTGTGGCACCTTGAAGGCCTTGTGGACCTTGAATACCTGAAGCACCTGTAGCTCCATTTGAACCTGCGGCACCTGTAGCTCCATCACTTCCAATATATCCACTGGCACCTTGTGGTCCTGTGGCACCTTGATAACCTGCTCCACCTTGAGCGCCTGAGGCGCCTGATGGACCTGATCCAGGTGCTGCCCAGCTTAGTAATCCTGAAGTATTACTGCTTAAAACATAACCATCTGATGATGGTGCTGTTGCTGGTAGCGTATAAATTGCTGAACCAGCGTCTGGTTGAGCTTGAATTCTAACAGACCCAGAAGTTGTTCCAGATACAGATAAAACTCCAGTAATTGTAGGGCTTGTAAATAAAGAAGCTCTATTTAAATTTTCTACATTACCTAAACCAACCATTGCGGAAGTAATTCCACTTACGGTACCTGTAAAGGTTGGAGACGCTATGTTAGCTTTTAAGTTTAAGGCTGTTTGTTGTGCTGTAGATACTGGTTTATTTGCATCTGAAGTATTATCAACATTGCCTAAACCAACAGTAGTTTTAGTTAATCCAGTTACTGAAGTAGCATTTGAAAAATCAACTGATCCTGTTAAGGAAGCCGAACTTGTTACAGCGGCTATGGCTGCTGCCGTTGCTACAGATACTGGTTTATTTGCATCTGAGGTATTATCAACATTACCTAGACCAACCATTGATTTAGTAATACCACTTACTGTGCCCGTAAAACTAGGATTAGCTAAGGGTGCTTTTAGGGCTAATGCATTAAGTACTGTAGTAGAAAAATTGGCATCGTTGCCTAAAGCTGCAGCTAATTCGTTTAGTGTATCTAAAGCACCAGGGCCGGAACTAAGTACAGCATCAATTTTTGCACTTACATATGCTAAGTTAGCGATCTGATTGGAACGATTAATACCACTAATGCCCCCTAAGGTTGTATTAGTGTATGTGCCTGTTAAAGCAAATGTTAAATTTGTTGCATTGCAACTTAATACTGTAAATGTTGAATTTACATTATTAACTGGACTAGTTGTTTGGGCCGGAACAAATCCAACAAGAGTTATGCTAGAACCTACAGTAAAAGGAGGTATAATTAAACTAGCAAAATTTACTGTAGCTATACCTGCTGTAACAGTAATGTTTTGTACATCTAATTGAGTTTCTAAACTTGCTGTTGGTACTGAGGGTATTCCTGTTAATATAGGAGAAATTTTAGGGGCAAGACCTGCAAGTGTATCTACTAATCCTGTAGGAATAGCCCCAATTTCTACAATTTTTGCATCTACTTCTGATTTAGTATATGTAGTAGCTTTAGCTGCTAATAAAAGTTCTGCTGCTTGTGCTCTTGTAGCTTCAAAGGCTATAGCTGTTGCTGTTGCTGTTGATACAGGCTTATCTTGGTCTGATGTATTATCTACATTTCCTAAACCTATAGTAGTTTTATTTAGACCTGAAGCTGTTCCAGTAAATACTGGGTTATCTTTACTTACAAAACCTGCTTCTGCTGCCAAAGCTCTATCACGTTCTACAGCAATAGCTGTAGCGGTTGCTGTAGATACCGGCTTGTCTAAATCAGATGTATTATCTACATTCTCTAATCCTACAGTAGCTTTAGTGATACCAGTTATTACACCAGTAAAAGTAGGGTTGGCTTTAGTTGCTAATAATGCTTCTACTGTTTGCGCTCTACTTATTTCTGCATCTATAGCTGCTTGAGTAGCTACGGATATTGGTTTATTTGCATCTGAAGTATTATCTACATCTGATAGTCCAACCATCGCTTTAGTAATACCAGCTACTGTACCTGTAAAAGTAGGGCTGTATATTGGAGCTTTACCATTTAAACTAGTTACAATATCTCCTATAGATATAGCATTATCGTTTAAATATCCTGTTAGTTGAGTAATATTAGCTATTAAACCAGGAGTTAGTAAACTAACTTGGCTAACCATTAAATCTACTTCAGTTTTGGTATAGGTAGTAGATATAGGAGCTAATAATGCTTCTGCTGCTAGTGCTCTATTTGTTTCGGCTATAATGGAGGCTTGTGTAGCTACTGATACTGGCTTGTTTAGATCTGAAGTATCATCTACATTGCCTAAACCAACCATTGCGGAAGTAATGCCACTTACTGTGCCTGTGAATACAGGGCTAGTAAACATAGTAGCTTTACTCTGATTAGTAACATTACCTAATCCTACCATTGTAGAGGTAACACCACTTACTGTGCCTGTGAATACAGGACTAGTAAACATAGTGGCTTTACTCTCATTAGTAACATTACCTAAACCAACCATTGCAGAAGTAATGCCACTTACTGTACCAGTAAATGTAGGACTAGCTAAAGGTGCTAGTAATGCTTCTGCTGCTTGTGCTCTTATACTTTCTACTGTTATTGCTATTTGGGTCGCTGTCGATACTGGTTTAGCTAAATCTGATGTATTATCTGCATTGCCTAAACCTACCATTAATTTAGTTATACCACTTACTACACCTGTAAATGTAGGATTTAATAGTGGGGCTAATAATGCTTCTGCAGCTAGTGCTCTTTGTTCTTCTGCAGTTATGGCTGATTGAGTAGCAGTAGATATAGGCTTATTTAAATCTGATGTATTGTCTGCATTAGACAATCCTATCATTGCTTTAGTTATGCCATTTATTGTGCCGGTAAAAGTAGGATTATCACTAGTTACAAAAGCGGATTCTGCAGCTTGAGCTCTTGCAGTTTCTACGGCTATAGCTGCTATTGTTGCTGTAGAAAGTGGTTTATTTAGATCTGAAGTATTGTCTACATTACCTAAGCCAACCATTACGGAAGTAATACCTCCCACTGTACCAGTAAAAGTAGGGCTATCTATAGCAGCTTTAGTAGATACTATATTAGATAATCCTACTATATCTATACTATTAATGGTAATAGCAATATTATCTAAGGCTGATTGTACTGCTGTAGATATAGGTTTGTTTAAATCTGATGTATTATCAACATTTTCTAAGGCAAGCATTGCAGGAGTAATACCACTTACTGTGCCGGTAAAAGTAGGGTTACTAAACATAGTAGCCTTACTCTCGTTAGTAACATTGCCTAAACCTACCATCGTAGAGGTAATACCAGTTACCGTACCAGTAAAAGTAGGGTTACTAAACATAGTAGCCTTACTCTCGTTAGTAACATTTCCTAAACCTACCATTCCCGCAGTAACCCCACTTACTGTACCAGTAAATGTAGGATTAGTAAACATAATTGCTTTACTCTCGTTAGTAACATTACCAACGCTAGTGGATATTGCTGCTGTTACTGCTGCAACACTTGCTACTTCTACTGGAACAGAATTTGGAGTTGCAGTATCGGTAATAAGTAATGATCCTGTAGCAGAAACACTAATTGAATAACCATCTAAGTAAATTGTATTATTACTTAAATATAAGGATCTAAATTTATTTGTTACAGAACCAAGATCATATGCAATATTTGTGCTAGGTACTATATGTCCACTTACTGTTGTTGCCCCTGTAAATACAGGGGCTGTGAACATTGTAGCTTTGCTCTCATTAGTAACATTACCTAGCCCAACCATTGCTTTAGTTAAACCAGTTACTGCGGATGTTCCAGAAAAGTCAACCGTACCAGTAAAATTAGGCGAAGCAAGAGGTGCTTTTAAAGCTAGCTGATTAGTAACTGTATTAGCAAAATTTGCATCATTTCCTAATGCAGCAGCTAATTCATTTAAAGTGTCTAGTGCTGAATTGGCACTAGCTGCTAATGCATTAATTTCACCTCTCACATATGCTGTTGTAGCAATCTGTGTGCTATTAGTAGCTAAACTAGCTGTAGGTGCTGTTGGAGTACCTGTAAAAGTAGGGTTTAATAAAGGTGCTAAACCAGTAATACTTGGTATTACTGGTTTATTTAATATTTGCGCAGCACCAAAAGTTGCGTTCCAATCTGAGGGAACTTGTGCTGCTGGTATTGTTGGTTTATTTATTAGATCTGCATAGTTACCAGAAAATCCAGAAATTACTCCAGTTGCTGTAATCTTAATGCTTATACCATCAATTTTTACACCGCCTAACAAAGCTGTGTTTGCGGTAGGTAAACTATAAGAACTTTGAATAACTGGAGGAGTAAATGTAAAAACACTACCTGTTAGAGTTAAGCTACCATTTCCATTAGGAGTAGCTGTGTTAATAGTATATGTAGGTACTGCTGCAGGAGTAAATCGAAATGTATTACCTAAAATAGATAAAGCACCACCACCACTAGCTGTAAGGGTAGTTATTGTGGGTTTATTTAGTAAATCTGCGTAATTACCTGTTGTGGCTACAGTTGCAAAATTAGGTTTATTAAGAATAGCACCAGTTGCAGCTGTAATAGCGGTCCAGTTACTTTGCGGTGTTGGGGTAATTGTTCCCCAACTTACTGTGGATCCGTTTGTGAATAGGTATTTATTTGTCTGGCCTACTATTGTAGGTATTTCATTGGTTTTTGGTATAAAAGTAAATACGCCTGTAGACGAATTATAGCTTATACCACCAGTTGGTGAAGTAGTAGGAGAATTAGCTCCAATACTAAATAACGCTTTGCCGCCACTAACGGTGGCATCATATAAAACATTTAGAGCTGTTAAATAATCATTTTGGCCAACATAAAAAGCCTGAGTTGCCATTTAAATCTCCTCTATGTCAATACTTGTACTGTAGATTTCAAAAATAGGATGTGTTATATCAGAAAGTTGTGATAATTTTCCATAAATCTGATGTGATTGTTCTTTTTCAAAATCTTCTGAGTTATTTGGAAATAAACTTATAAATAAAGGTCTTGGTAATCCATTTCCTCTAAGTATTCTTGTAAATTCTAGTCTATCTTCTGGAGGTAACCATGTTAAGTCAAATCTCATGTTACGATAACGAATACCTCTATTTGTAATTAAGTCACCAGACTCACTACGCTGATGTTTACTTAAATCTTGGCTACCTGTTGATAGTCCGAAAGAAGTATTGTACTTAGGAGACCAATAAGATCCAGTAATAATCCTTGATATTTCTATGTATGGATTAGGGCACTCAGTATCTTCTATCTCAATTAATAAACTAGTACAAGCTAATTGTGTGGGCATCCAAACTCTACCATAAGTTCCTCCGCCATAGGAATAACTATTTACTCCTAGTGGTAAACTACCCCAATTCCATAAGCCAAAAGTTTGATAAGGGCATGAAAATATTTTAGTACTATCATGTACTAAAGTACCTGCTGCCACAGAGGTAGGAGTATTAGTGGCTGCACCAGTTGTGGGAGCTGTTCCTGTATACCCACGAACTCTGATTTTTGCAGCAGATGATAAGTTACAGAAAGGTAACATTACGCCACCTATAATAGCTTGGGTAAAAGACACTACTATATTAACTCTTGTAGTGTATAAACCACTAGGGTTTACTACTCCTGTAGTGGCTGATCTCCATACTTGAGATTTAGAATCTAACTTTAAATTACTAAGGGATGTGGCAGTGCCTGTGGCGCTACTTGATGCCGTTATAATGGTTGTAGGTAGATCTAGAATATTATTATAGATTATTCTAAGATTATTCGATGCCATTTTATTCCTCTATAAATTTTAGGAAAGCTATGTAGAAATATCTATATTTCTATCTTCACACTCAGCGGTCCAATATTCATCCCAGTTTGATAAACTATTTTGTGTATCAAAACAATAATTTTTTACTTTTAATCGTTCTTTAGTAGTACCGTTAAAAGTTATACAGTAGTAATTTGAATAACTACCAACTGTAAGTTTTTTCTCTGCAAAAGCTTCTACGTTTGCATGGTTCGTACATGAGAAGTATATATCTATGTAATTAGAATAATCTTCATCACCAGGCTGTCCGTAAATATTTAGTAAATATCCTTTAGCTAATGCTTTAGAATTTTCTGGTAGTTCAAATTCAGAAGGTATATCAGTTAAAAGTGTATATACTTTTTCATAAATATGTTGTTTATTTAATAAATATTTTCGACTTACTTTAATAGGGTCTAGATGATCTAAGTAGGGGCTAGATGATTTATATATAGCAGTTACTACTTGATCTTCTAAAATACTATTATAAGTAGGTTCACTAAGTAATTCCCACTTAGTAGAACCCAAATTATTATATTTAGATTCTACGATTGCGGTTATTTCTTTGAATTTTTCAGTACCCGCTAAGTAATATTTTACTAAGCCTTCTGAAGTTTCTACTGACAAATAATTCATAACTTAATCCATTCACATCGTATTAAGTAGTTAAGTAAATATGTATCTATGTCTTCTCCGTGCGGAACTAATACACTAGAGGTTAACACTGAAGTTTGTATACCTTTATAATCTTCTTGGTCTACATAAGCTCTATCTGATATAGTATAGCTTACTAAAGTTCCAAAATTCGGTTCATCTTTGGTTGCTAAAATAGTAAAAGGTTTAATCATATAAGGCACCGTCAGAAACTATAAAACTTACTGGATCCATATTTATTGACTGATTTTCAAAAGGCCATGTACCGCCTGTTCTAGTTTTTGCACCAAAACCTACACCTAGAATCGAACTTTCTTTTGAATAGGTCCAATTACAAGAGTAATCTACTGCTACCCAACCACTGGTTACATTAAGAGTAGATCCTACTTGTGCCATAGATACTCCCCCTCTGCAAAATACCCAGTAATCGCTCCTGCGAACATATGTTTGTCTAACAAAGAATCCGGTTTTTGAAACCATACTTACCCAGAATTGTCTTTGAGCTTGAGATATAGATTGATAATTTACTATAGGTTTTACTAAAGATGCTACATTGGTTATACCTATGCTAGTAGCAGCTGTTGGTGCAAGATAGGGTCCGGCATCAGTTCTACACTCTGAGGGATCTAATGCTCCTGGAGGAGGTGCGTTTGGGATTGGATCATATGGCTGAGATATAGATGCTCCGGCTTTTACAATTAAAGGCCTAAGTCTGGAATCATAAGTTACTCCAGATGTTTCATTTAATACTTTCATACCGTAAGAAGTATTTGGAGTAATTTGTCCATTGGCTTCTGTAAACACATAAACTTCTGGCTTTACATCACTGTAACCTGATTTAATTATTTCTATTTCCCAAGTATCTGCTGCTACTAAAGTCATGCGTAAAATTGCGTAACTTTCTGGAGTAGGTGTAGTAAAAAAAGGAACTGGTGTTGTAATACAATTTATCCTATAAACAAAACGTCTAATACCACCGTAACTATTTGTAGCTTGTGCAGCATATGCGTACTTTGCCTTACCTAAAAAGTGTAAATTTTTTGTCTTACTTGATATTAGTACTTGACTATTTCCATTTGTAGCTAAAAATCCATAAGTTGTCATCGCATCAGCACCATTATATAGGTGTCCACATTTGCACCAGTTATATATATAGAACCACTGGCATTAGTATATATAGTGTTTGCATAAAAAGCTTTGTTGAAATCCGGAGTACCCACTAATATTTGAGTAACTAGCATTTCTCTGCCTACACACGAAGCATAAGTGTTTGACACATTAGTATTTGCTAATTTGTAAAAGGCATCTACTTGATTCCAAGTTACGTCAGTACTACTAAACTGTAGGGTACCGTAGTCAAAACCTTTAAACATCCAGTACTGTATGTCTCGTTCTGAGGGAACTACTGGCCCAGCTAAATTATTAGCAAACGCTTTTATTACATTTATTCTACTAGTTCCCGGAGCTTTACTACTAGGTGAGAAATTACCTGTATAAATAGCTTTTCCATTTACTAATCTAGGACTAGATATATATCCTTGGAAATATATAGGTGAAGCTGAACTTTTTTCATGAACTCCTATATAGTAAGATTGATCTATTCTATTCGGTCTAAATACAGTAGGAGCAATAGTTTTTGTAGCAGATACTATTCCATTTACAAATATTCGTAGTGTAGTACCAGTTAAACTAGCTGCAACATGAGTCCAAGTATATGTAGGTGCAGTTCTAGCTCCTGAGTCCATATAACTAGTGGTAACCTCATTTGTTACATATGTAAACTTAAATTCATCTGGAAATACAGTAGGCAGTGGTTCACCATTACTATCTAACTCTGATATGAATGTTCTTTTATAATTAGTAGGATTACCGTCTTCATCTAACGAGCCTCCTATAAATACTGGGGTTACAGTTATATAATTACTTTCATAATCTATGCCAGTTACATACATAGGAACTAAAGCTCCGTAAGCAGCGGGAGGAGTAATTTGAGTACCTACAACAAGTCCTGGAGGTGGAAATGTTCCATATATTGAAAGAATACTACTACTCCACCACCAAGTAGTAAATGTTCTATTAACTGGAGCAATAACTTCTGAAATTAACTGTATAACTCCATTGGATTGATTATGAAATAGTTGCCATGACCCTGGACCATAGTCTCCTGATCCTAGGATACCCCCACCGAATCTAGTAGGGTATATCCACGCTTCAGCACACCAGTTGGTGTTTTGAGGAATTATAAAGTCCCCGCCCCATACTTGAGTAAGTGAGTTAGCCCCATTGTATCCTACTGTACCTAGATAGTTAGGTCTAGGAAAAGTTTGATAAAATGTTTCAGTTCTTTCTAAAGGATTTACACATAATACTGCTGTATTTCCTGTAACATCTTCAGTTATAGTACCATTATCTATTCCTAATAAGAACGCTGTTTTATTAAATCCCGTAGTACTTTGTGTAGATTCTGATGGCGACCCATTTTGGTTAGCTTCTTGTCTTGCAGTTAATGGAGATATAATGCTATTTTGAAACACTCTGTCTGCAATAATTTGTACTTGCCAGGAAGCTGGACCGCTATAATAAAGATTATTATAATACGAATTAAAAGTACTTAAACCACTAATCATCCAGCCACGTATTTCTGCATTAGTAGGAACTATGGGACTAATATTATTAGCTAAAAAAGCATCTATTACCTGTGCTCTAGTTGAAGTTATTCCTGTGTTATCTTCAACCTGCTCTGCCAGGTACTGAGCTTTTAAAGCCGGACTATCTGTGTTTCTGGTTGCTATCCAATCATCAAACCCAGTAGTCAAACCTTTAAAAAACGATAATCCATACGCCATACTATTCCTTTAATTACACGTCAAGATTTCCTAATTGAACCCTTAAAGATCCTGTACTATCAAAAACTTTTATAGCTTCATTAGTAATCTCCATCCTACCTGTACCCGTTCCCCTAATTTTTACATTACCGCTAGTATCTACTGTGAACTTATCTGGTCCAATATTTATTGAACCAGCAATAATATGACCAAGATTTGCAGTAATTGCTGATAAGCTGCCAACTTTTAAATTACTTAAGTAAGGTGCTCTCCAAGTTGTAACTCCCGGGCTGGGTAACGGCTTATATGTACCATCACACTGATACATAAACTGGCCTGCAGCTAATACGCTAGTAGAGTTAAAAGACCAGGTACCGGCACTTGATGTAGGTACTACATCTCCTGCACCTGCTGTAGGTATTGCTGGAGGAGTTGAGCTTGTATTTACAACATAAACTGTTCTGGCCGAATCTCCAACTGGACCTATTCCGCCGTCTTCTTTATACCCAAGCCTGTTAGTTTTTCCTGAGCTCCAAGGAATATTAAATGTAGTAACTTCAGTACTAGGGGCAGATATTGTTACCATTACACTATGTAGTACATAGCCACTGCCTGAAACTGCAGGAGCATCTGTATAATATCCTGCTGGATATACAGTAGTACTTCCAGAGCCTGCTGTAAGCACTTGTGTACTCCAGGTATAGTTAAAAGTTCCTGTTAAAGCAGGCGGTGTACTACTAGTACTCCAACCTGCTGCAGTAATTATGGCTGTTTTGAATGTTACACCATTGTCACCATTTTTACCATTAATTTGCTTAACTAATGTTTGAATTTTGGTTAAGGTTATATTTATGCCACTTAATGATTTACCAGTAATTGTAAAAGCAATACTAGCTAAATTATTAGTTATGTTACTAGCTATTGCTGTTATTGCTGAGACACCGCTAGCTGTTATTGCTCCTGGTGTAACACTTGTTCCAACTGCTGTAACCTTGTAAGTTCCGTCTGTAGTACCTACTCCGTTGTACACTAGCTCACTAGTACCATCAAATACCTGTATTAGCGTACTAGTATTACCAAATCCGCCCGTATTAGGAACTCCTAGGTCATTACATGAAATGTGAGCAGAATCGTTACTAAGGTTTGCTACTACTGCATTAGATCCTTTAAATAATACCAGTAGTTCCTCAAAATCAAACAATGTTGTTTTAGTTGCATTATTGTATAGTCTAGCTATATAACTATATGCTCCAGCATCATTAGGTATTGCACCTATAATACTATTAGCAGTAGCTGAGGTAGCTTCTGACTGTGCATACGCAGCTGTTAAATTGCCCGTATTACTTAAGTTTAGAACAGCCCCGCCAAGTGAACTAGATAAGGTAATTGACTTAGTTACGAGATCTATTGTTTTAATATAATATGTAGTACCTACTGTTATTTGAGGAGGCATCCCTATACCAGAAAATATTATAGGAGTATTAATTGCTAAAGTACTAACACCGCTTAGAAATACTGCATTAGAGTTTACAGAAAGTACTAATAAACTTGCAGTAAATGTTACAAATCCTGTAATAATAGGCGCTGCATTACCTATGGTCTGCTTACCTGTAATTATTACTACGCTATGGGCACCATCTGTCGTGGCCTTATCAGCATTTTTAGTTATTACATTAGCTGATATATCTAAATAATTAAATAAAGCATCTGCGCCTGGGTAAGTTTTGTTAATACTTTGTAGTTTAGAAAGTGTAAAAGGCGTACCAGTTTTACTTGTACCAGTTATAGTATACGTAACTGTTGCTTGATCTACTGCTAAAGCAGAAACATTCCCAGTTATAGCATGCAGAGCATTAACTGCTCTGCTTATACTACCAGGATTAACTCCAGTTCCTGTGGCTGTTACAGTGTAAGTTCCTCTACTACTACCAACGGTATCAAAAGTTAATTCTTCTGCACCTTCATAAACTCGTATTGATGTACCTGTTCCATCATATCCTCCAGATATTACTGTACCTGTATAGCTTACAGAAACTGGGGCCGAGTCATTACTAATTGTAGCAGTAAGTGCATTAGATCCATTAAATACTACTGGTACTGTTTGAGTATCTAGCAGTTGTGCAAATGCACTAGTTCTATCTGCTCTATCATATAATCTGATTGTATATAAACTATTTTCAGAAGTATTAGTTATAGTTGTAGTATAACCATTACTAGTAGAAGCAAAAGCTGTGGCCGATTCTGTTTCTAGATCTCCTGTTACTGTTAGAAATCCATATATACTATAAGTACCTGTACCTACTGTCTTTTTTCCGTATACTTTTATTTGTTGATGTACACCATTTATAAATTTACTAGATGTGCTTTTTGTTATTACTGGAGCACTTAGATCTATAAAATAAACTATTGCAGGGTCTCCATCTACTCCGCTGGAGACTTTAGTTATTGTTAAAGTTTTAAAGATACCTAAAGTTTTAATTCCTGATGCATCATATACAGTAACTAAAAATGTTACTGTTACTGAATCTGCTGTTAGTAAGGTTATCCCACTCAGAGTCCAAGAAGTTGCAGTATTAGTAGTCGGACCTACCGTTCTATAAGGCACAGTTGAATCTATACCAGTATCTGTAACAATTTCAACACTGAAACTATTAGGTAAAGATATTCCTACTAAATTGCCGCCTGATGCACTATAAGCTAATTGTGTACCTGCTCTTACGACTGTGATTGTGGTGCCACTATCATTATAATTATTTATTATGCCAGTGGTAGTAGCGTTTACTATTCCATTAGTTCTAGTAAGCTCAATATTAACAGAGTCTGCATTAGCTTGTTCTAGACTATAGGTTACTAAGGAGTACCCGTATGCGGTATCAATAAAATTTTCACTTACTGCACATCTGAACTGTACAGAGGTAGCTTTTGTTTCACCTACTAAAGAATTAACTGTTTGTGCAGTTATTTCTTTAGTATTAGTACCGGTTTCTGTAGTTACTGAACCACCTACTTGAAGTACTAAATTATTTGTTCCTAGTGCTCCACCAAGAAAACCCCCAGAGATAGTTATTGTATCTCCAGTTTTATAACCAACTCCAGAGTTAATAATAGTTACACTAATATTTCCTGAATAAGAGCTACTTGTATTTATTTTTGTAATTACAAATTTTGCTCCAGTACCTGTACCGCTTGTACTTAAAGGCACTAAATTAGTATATGTTCCAGCTTTGCTAACGCTTGTTCCTGATCCTCCGAACGTTGTAGTTCCTTGTATCAAAGACCCGTCAAAAGCTCTAAAATCAGTAGGGGCAGTATTTAAAGCAAAACTCCAACTAAAAGATGCCGCTGCACTAAATACAATATTAGGTGTGGCTGTTAGAGTTATACTACTAGGGGTAGTTATTCCACCATTTTTTACAGTGATAAAGTTTGTAGCACTTGCAGTTACAGTTACTAAACTAGTTTTATCCCTATAAGGTGCCGATTGAAGGGCTACGTCATTATCATTTAATAAAGTTGACATTAAATTATTACCTCTACAGATATAGTTCCGGATACCCAATTAGGGCTTAAAGATATAACTTGACCATCTTTACCAGAAGTTAAACCAAATCTATTGTGTATAATATTTACAGCTTGACCTAGTTTAAGGGATAATAGTTTGCTAGTACCTGTGAAAGAGTAAATAATTCTTGGTACTTTCCAATACGAGTTAAGACTTTGAGCTAATGCTGCAGAGTGTGTTCCTCTAATTAAAGCAGTTTCAAGTTGAACTGGTGTAGAATCTAATTTATAATCAGATTGAACTGTTGAATCCACAACAGTATTTGAAAGCCAGGGCTCTTGAAATATTTTATTATGATTAGCTGGAAGTGTGGATGCTAATGTTGTTTGTGGTGTATAATTTCTGCAATAGGCCACTTTAGTAGCTGCCATAACATTAGTTTTACTAGATATTTGTAAAGAATGATGTAATATATCGTTATCAGTAATATACACTTTATCGTCTGAAGTAGGTGTTCCAAGCTGTAATAACTGTAATAATCCTGTGCGATTCATAAATAGATTAGCATTAGCACTATTAGCAATGAATCTACATGCTTGAAGTGTATTAGTTCTATCTGTTATAGCAATACCAACAGACTGCGTATTAGCAGTAGCAAAACTACTAAAATTAACTAAATCAATGTCTGAGGGAGATAAACGTACAGAAGCTAATCCATATTGAGTAACTATAAGAGCAATTATATTAGCTATATTATTTACGTATGTGCCTTCTACTAGTTGACCAGTACTAATATTAACTGATCTTTTAGCACCTTGTATACTAGCAGTTATTGTCCCACTTGGTGGTTTAGTTAACTTAAATTTACCTGTAGTGTAATTAATAGTAGCACCTTGAGGTCTAGGTACTCCAGTAAGAGTATATACGCTTTGATCTGTATATATTGGCACTCCATTATCTCTTATCTCAATTACTAACTCTGCGCTAGATACTCGGGCTTCTGCTTGTACTGTTGCAGTAGTAACTGCAGCAGCTGTAGTTAAAGACACTACTGAACCACCACTAGTTGTAGATACTGTAAAAGTGGTATCACTATTAATTGTTTTAATATAGTAAGTAGTACCCGCAACTAGTCCACCAAATACCGCAGTAGCAGGTGTTAGTCCTGTTCCAGATACTACTACAGTAGCTGTGAATACTACGGTTGCATTAAGTACAAAACCTTTAGTACTTGTGCAAGTTATTAAATTTGTACCCGCTGTTGTGGCTTTAATATTTGTTCCAACATTAACATCATGAAACATGTACTCTAACTGACTTGGATCTACTAATATAGGGCTGATATTAAAAACTTCACCAAAAACTAGTGGGCGTATAGAGTCTTGATTACTTTGCCCTTGGCCCCAAGTACCGTTAGTACCTAGTTTATTATCTGTTAAAGGCTCATTTAATCTTTGTAATTTATCACGTACTTTAATATTAAGTACGTCTCTGCCACTAGAATCTATATCAGATACAATGCCGTCAAATATTTTTTGGAAGCCGCCGGTGGTTGTATCGTGAATATCGGTAAGTGTTTCTAACTGCCATCTTGGATCGCCAAGATATACTTTAATAGGTCTATTTGTCCAAATAAACTTAGTACTATCTAACCAGTCATCTCTTTCACCACTTGTATTTACTACTGCTATATCACCAAAAGACATTGTTAGTGAACCGTCAATAGATATTGATTCTGTTGTTTGTAAACTGCCTGTTAAAAATGGCAGATAGCTAGTTTGAGAGTCTCCTGAAACATAGCCAATATTAGATAAGTATATAATGTTTTCGCTACCAGCAGTACCGTATATACCTTGCAAGTCTTTAACTGTTACTTCTACTAATATTCCACGTATGCTTGTAGGATCTTCAAGCCATGCTTGGGTATAATTTATTGCCATAAGCGCTCCTATATCAATCTACTATATTATACTCGTTTAAGCATATTTAGTCAAGCATAATTTTTGTTTGGCACAAAAAAAGCCCCAGGCAAAGCTGGGGCTGATTTTAAGCTATTACAACTTGAGAACGTTCTTTCCACGTCTGTTGCTTAATAGCATTTTCTGTAACATTAGAAACTGCTTGCGCATTTTTCTGGTTAGCATCATAATTGCTTTGAATAATATGTCCAGTTTGTTCTTTTTGTTCCGAACGTAACTGAGACATTTCATCTCTTAAAGCTTTTAACTCAGCAACTAGTGCAGTATTATCTCCAAAAGCAGCGGTCTGTCCAGCTGTATAGACTCTACCTGGTGAGGCGAAATCTACTAACTCTGGTCCTTGTTCTCCAACCATGTTTATACCTCTACCAGCTAAGCCGCCAGAAGCATATCCTTTTACTTTTGTAGGTAAACTTGATAATATACCTTTTAACTCTTCTGTTAGAAGCTTTGTAGCACTTAGTGCTGCAGTTTCATAACTAACTTGATTAGCTATGAATTCTCCCATTAGGCTTGCTGTTGTTTTAGTATTTTCATCAATTGTAGTTAAATAACTAACACTATTATTTAAAACACTTAACTGTCTTTCTGCGTCAGTTTCTTGAGCTGTTAATTGTGCAGTAGTAGTATCAAGCAAACCATTTACCCAAGAGTAATCAGCTTGATATTGATCACCACTAGCAAAAGAAGTTCTAGATTGATTTAAGAATTGATCTATTAAATTGGGTAAACTTGAAACAGCTTTATCTCTTGCAGCAATTTCTGCTTTAGAAGCTCCTGCTCCAAGTGTTTGCTGTGCTAAAGCAGCAGCTGAATCTAACTGTCCTTTAGAAGCTGCATAAGCTTCTTGTGGTGTTAGATTACCTTTGTCACTCATCTGTAGATTTTTCTTATAATCCTGTAACACAGTAACCTGAGATTTTAAACTATCAATAGTACTATTAATTGCTGTTTTAACTTTGTCATAAGAAGTCTGTAGCTTATCTTTTGCAGCTGCTTCATCTTGTAGGGCATAGATATATAGTTGATTTGGTTTTAGTAAATCATCCATAGCATCTAATTCACGCTGTCTAGTAAGTGTTAAAGCTTTTAATTTGCTTATATCGTCATTTTTAAGAGCTAATATAGTTAATAACTGATCTTGTTTAGCTTTCTTAAGTTCCGTTTCTGCTAAATTATTAGCTTCTTCAGTAACTGAAGCAAATGCTGGACCAAGTCTAGTCATTTGTGCCCATAAATCTGCAGTAGCAGGACTAAGAGGATCAAGAGTTTTTCTGAGATTATTAAATTCTTCTCTGGTAGTAATTAAGGATTTACCACCTGATTGCAATGCAGGAAATAGCTCTAATAATTTCTTATTGACGTTATCACGTACTGGAGCAAGTCTTTCGGCTTCAGTAAGCATACTATTTCCATATTTATCAATAGCTGAAAACAGTTCTTGAGATCCACCAAATGCTTTAATTAAGCTTTGTTCGTATTCTCTTTGAATCATTGCGTCAGTGCCTGGCTTAGTAATATAAGCTTGACCAATTGATTGAAATGCAAATTTGATCTGCTCTGAGTCCCCTTGAACTCTAAATGCAAATTCAGATAGGGTTTCACCAAAGTTTTGAAATCTATTTGCTAAATTTTCTATTCCTGGGAATACGGTTTTGAATGCTAGGTCTAGTTTATTTCCAAGTTCTTGTTCAACTCTTTTAGCAAAATCAGCACTGGTTTCACCCGTTTGATATGCAGTAAAGCTGATATCCATTTGATCAATAATTGGTTTTAATATTCCACCGTCTTGACCAAATGCAGCTGCTGACGCCTGAATTCCTGCTCTAAAACTACCTACTGTAGCTTGTAGAAAATCTTTTGCATCCTGGTTTACTTCTTGATATGAACGGTCTATAGTGGTGCGGGTTTTTAAACCCCACCACTTACTAGTCTGTGTTCTAATATCTTCAAACTTTTTAACAGATCCTCCCAGCCCATCAGCAATTTGACCGATAGTACCAGATATAATTACACCACTAGCTGCTAAACTAGTAGCGCTGGAACTAAATCCTAAGAATCCGCTTTTCTTGTTTAACTCTACTCCACCTGCGGTCATATCTCCTATTTTACCAGTTGCTCCAATTGAATTTACAAAGTTTTCAGTATTATCTCTAATAGCTTCTAATGCTACTAGGGCTTTATTTTTATCAAACTGTAAGTTTTCGTAGTTAATTTTACCTAAATAGTCAATACTTTTTGCTATGCTTTCATTAGCTGCTTTAGCATCTCCTAAAGCACCTGTACCTGTTGCTTCTAGTTTGCCTGCAGCATTATAACGCATACCCGTACCACTAACTGAGGCTAGTTCTTCAGGAGTTGGTCCTGGTGGTTTTTTATCACCAAGCCCAAGTAGCTTGTATACAGCAACTGCTGCTAATACATAAGGGCCTGCGGCCATTAGACTTGCACCCATGCCACCTGCTCCTGCTGCTCCTGCTGTGGCTCCACCAGTTGCGGTTGCTGCAGTTGTTGCTGCGTTTCCAGCCATTGCACCTCCGCCCATAGCTAGATCTGTTGTAACTAGTGCAGTCTGACTAGCAGTGCCGGCAGCAGCAGTACTAGGACCACCAAAACCAAACATTTTACCCAAGCTACCAAACATTGAGCTTCCAGTATCAGTGGCATTTTTAGTACCAGTTAAAGCCATCTCTGCTTTAGTACTAGTCATTCTAACAACCCAGTCTTTTAGGAACATAGCTTGTTGAAATACCATACCAGCAATTTTCATTAAGTGAAACGCTTTTTCTAAACTCATCAACTGTTTATAAGTTTTACTATCTTTATCAAATAAACCTGCAGAAGCACTAGCTATACTAGCGGCCCCATCAAGCTTACTTGCATAATATTTTGCATCTAATTGATTAAGATTTGTTACATCTCTTTTCTGATCTTCTGCTGTTTTTCCTGCTTTATCGGCTATGGCTTTTTCAGCATTAAGTCTTTCGATGTTATATTTTTCTGTTATTGTTGCAGTTTGTGCAAATAACTTAATTACATCACCCATAGCTTTACCAGCATCTGTTAATCCTGCTGCAAAACTTTTTGCAGCTGATTCTGCCATTTCTGTGTAGAAAGCTTGGTCTTTAGATAATTGGTTAAGTTTAGCTTGTTGTTCACCAATCTGAAATGCGTACTGTAGCTCTTGTTTTTTAAGCGTATTTAAAGCACCTTGTTCAGCTACGCGTCTATTTGCAGCACTAGTAGCTTCACTATCTTGTAGTGCAAAATTGTTTCTTGTTTCTTGAGCTTGCTTGTTTTGAACTTCTTGAAGATTATTAAGCTTTTCTACTTGTTGAGCTATACCAGTGTCAATGACATCTTGAGACTTAGATCCTGGTATATCTTGTCCAGGTATAGAAACTGGTGTTTTTCTAAGTTTTTCAATCTCT